TTTACGTTCAAAATATGACAAGCAGGGTAGGGTACGTATTTATATGAATGGACATTGTTCAGAAGAAACAAAATTAAAAATGTCAGAAGCACAAAGAGGTGAAAAACACCATTTATGGGGAAAACATCGTACAGAAGAATCTAAAAGAAGAATGTCAGAATCACGTAAAGGTAAGAAACGATCTCCTCATTCAGAATTTACAAAGAAAAAAATGAGTATTAAGGCATTGAATCGTAAGCCCAATTTTAATCCAAAGACAACTGAACCCATAGTTTCTGCATATCTTGATGAAATTAAAGAAGAACATACTTCACAGAAAAATATTGATGGTATTGCAAGAGTAGATGAATATCTTTTAAGAATTAAAGGGATTATACAGGTAGATGGTTGTTATTTTCACGGATGTTTAATTCATCGTCCTACTTGTATGAAATATAAAATGGTTAGGGATAAAGTAGAAAAAGATAAAATTCAAGATGCTCAATTAATTAAATTAGGTTATAAGATTCTTCGTATATGGGAACATGATATAAATAATGGAAAATATAAGCAGTTGATAAATGATTTTGTAAATAAATGAAAATTTGGAATGGTAACACCACTCCCAATTATAAAAAAATATTTTTACTTAAGGAGGAAACAAATGAGTATAGAAAAAAAAGGTGTAGCAGAAAAAATTATTAGCGTAGCAAAGAATGTGAAAGAGTTTGAAAAATTGCGTGAGAATATTGTAAAAGAAAATAATCTTGTTAAGTGTAGTCGTTGCGAAAAACTTTTGGCAAAAAGGGGAAGTAGTGGAGAGGTGGACATTAAGCACCAAAATTTAATAGTTATGACAAATCCTCCTACTGTAATAGTGTGTACGAAATGTGGTCAGCAAAATGTAATAGAAAAATAACAGGGCTCATTATTGAAGGGTAATATAAAAAAATATAGAGGCGAAAGGAGAGAAAAATGAGTGACAAAGATGTTGTTAATGTGGAGAGAAGTATTAAGGATGGGAAAATAGATTTACGTAGTTTTATAACCATAATCATTCAGAGACTTATGGGTGAAACATTAGATCTTGCAAGAATGTCTGAAATTTCGGATAGAGCAATGGATCAACTTGCTAAAACAGTTAAGAGAGATTTTAATAGTGTAATCAATCAGAGTGTGGGGATTTTGGAAAAGTACGGATATATTGAACCAAGCACAGAAAATGATAAAAATAAAGATTCTATTAATTAATAAAAAATATGCCTTTTTGGAACATCAAGAAGGCCGGAATAATATATACTTTGTCGAGATCCACATATGTAATAAATAAAGAATTTTAATATCGATAATTTTAAGTTAAAAATAATCAATCTCGACATTTTTTTCGATATTTTGTCGAGATCCAAATTAGAGGTGTTCATGTTCAAAGATATAAACACAAAATTGATTACAGAAAAAGAAGCCTCTGCTTTGAGTAAGAGTGCTGAACTTTGGGATATCGTATATGATTTTTTAAGCAGTCCCTTGGTTAAAAATATAATAACAATGCTTTCTTTTGGTGCAGTTTCAGGAAAAGTGGCTCAGGCTATAAAACTATTACAGGAAGCAGAATCTGAGGCAAAAGAAAAGAAAGAACAAGAGGCTAAAAAAAATAAGAAAAAAAAGAGATCTAATTTAAATATAGTTTCAGAATGGTCGGATGAGGTAAGTGATAAGTATGTTAATAGTTTAAGGCAATGCAGAGATAAGAGAAGTTTGGACAAATAAAAAAATCATTGGAGGTAATATGAGTTTTATAAAATCCGGTGGCACTTTTGCCATTATAGAGACCGGAAGTTTTAAGAAATGTGCAAGTATAGTTAGTATTGCCAAGAAAGAGAAATCAAAAGATATTGTAATTGAAGAGAAAGGAGATGATTTTCTTTATTTTGTGGCAAGGGCAATAACAGCAGATGTTCCCAACGGAAATTATGATATGTTCCCTGCTGAAGAAATAAAGGCTTCATATCAGACATTCGTGGGAAAAGGTTTTTATCTTGATCATAACTCTGATTCAATTGATAAGGCTTTTGGTACGATCATTGATGCTGTATATGTGGACAAGGATTCCAAGGATGTCCATGTTCAATGTCTTATGAAAATCAATAAAAAGCAATTTCCTGATATTTGTCAGAAAGTCATTGATGGAGTATTAAATTCCGTATCAATGGGTGCAATTGCTCAGGAATCAGTTTGTTCTATTTGTGGTAATGTTGCACATGATAAAGATCAGTTTTGTAAGCATATAAGTGGAAATAAGGGTCGTAAATTTAGAGTTGAAAAAGATGCTACAGGTAATATAATTAATGCCGAAGTGGATGATTTGGGCGATCAGGTAGCATTTGAAATTAATAAAGGTCTTGTATTTACAGAGTTAAGCGGAGTTACAGTTCCTGCTGATAGTACAGCTCGCGTTAAAAGAGTGTGGGCTGATCAGGTAAAGGAAAAAGTAAATAAATTGATAAAGATGGCCACACGTTTATTTGACAAGGGTTTAGTTCAAGAGGCAACAGATTTGAGAAGACAAGCAGAAGATTTAGAGAAAGAACAAATAATCGATTCTATTGAGGAGGAAGATGTCATGAATGATGAAATTAAGAAAGAAGAGCCTAAGAAAGAAGAAGTTGTGATTGTGCAGGAAAAACCAGGAACAGGTTTTAAACCGGAAAATTTAGCAAGGCTTACAAAAGAAAAGATTACGGCTGCTGAATACGAATCATTGGAAAATGAAATATTGAATAAAACGAGGATTAATAAAGTGGAAGTACCTGAGTTTAAGCCTGAAGTAGTTCAGAAGCCTGTGGAAAATGTTTCAAAAACAGATGAGATTACTCAGGAAGTTTTAAGTAAATTAAAGACAAAAGTTATATCTTCATTGTTTAAGCATCAAGCATCTGATCTTATTATGGAAATTGATCCTAATATATCAGAAGAAGAAAAAGAAAAGATTTTGAATAATGTTCAAGTACAGATAGTTGAAGATTCTAAAAAAGTTTCTTCTAAGCGTAAAATTGCCGATAATGCCGTAAATGAAGATGTTATAAAAACAGATAAAGAAACAAATCCTGTGGTATATGATGTTAAATTTGTTAAGAATCCTGTAAAAGTTGAAGATTCACAATGGGTCGTTGAAAAAGATGGAACTGAATTGTTATCAGCAAAACTTAAATATATTTGTGGTAAAGATGGAGATGTTGAGTATTATACAAGTCCAAAATATGCTGCATTGACAGAACGTATTATACATAAATATGGTCTTGGTGCTGTTCGTGATAGATGGTCAAAATTAGCAGCGGATGCAAAGGTTCAGGCTTTAACATCAGAAGAAGTATCTAAGATAAAAGAATATTTTAGCAAAGTATTTGGAAAAATTGATAAATCATATTTTCCTGAGTTAATTGAATTACACAAAAAGAAAGAGCCCGAAGCAAGCAATGTAAAACTTGCTTCTCTTAAAACTGACATTACAGCATCTTTGTCAATATTGGATGATATTAGTGTTGAAGATAAGGTTGCTTATATTAAAGCATCTCTTGATACAGAATCAAAAACCTATAAAGAGAGTGGTTTAAAAGATCTTGCGACACAATGCCCTGATTGTTTTGAGAAACTTTTTGTGTTAGCCAAAGGCAAAGGAATGTCTCCCGATGCAGCGAATGCAATGTGGAAAAAGTTTAATCAGAGTAAAGAAAAATGTATGGAAGGCATGAAAGATAAAATGAAAAACCCTTCTGCATTTTGCAGATGGCTTGAAGTTTTTGTTTCAGGAAAAGGGAAGCCTGCAAAGGATTCTAAGCCTGAAGACAAGAAAGATGAACCTCAGCCCAAGAAAAAGTTTCCATTTAAAAGAAAACCAATTGAGAATAAAGAAAAATCCGAAGTGGCAGAAACAGAAAAGAAAGTAGATGAAAAACCTGAAGAGAAAAAAGATGAGGGTACAGAATTTAAAGCATTATTTGCTGAAATTGAAAAAGATAAAGAAAATCAATTGAAAGAAATTATAGCATCAGAGGATTTATTTGTTCAAGAAGGCGAAACAAAAGAACAAGCAGCAGAAAGATTTTATAATTGGCTTAAAGATAAGGCAACTGAAACTTTGCCTGTGGAGAATATTGAAACTCATGCTTCAGTTGAAAAGAAAGCAGATGAAGTAGTTCCTGAGCCGGTTATAGAGGTTGCTAAAGAAGAGCCCAAGAAAGAAGAAGTTGTTGTTGAAATTAAAGAAGAAGTAAAAGAAGAGCCAAAGGTTGAAGTAAAAGAAGAAGTTGAGGAAGATGTTGAGTTAATTAAGAAAGAAAATGAATTATTAAAGAAAGAAAAGAAAGATCTTGAAGAAAAAATGGCATCAGAAAAAATGTCAAAATTATTTGATGATAAGAAAAATAAATGTTATGCCGTGGTTGAAGAAATGGTTGATAAAGGTCTTGTTGTTGCCGACGAAGATAATGTTAGAGAAATGGTAAACAATGAAGATTGTGCGACAATAGAAGAAGCGCGTAAGAAAGATTTTAAAGATAGAGTGGATAAACAACTTGCAAAACTTATGTCTTTGGATGAGAAAGGTTTAACAGCATTTGCTGATACAGTAAAATCATTTAAAGTTGTTGCAGGAGAAAAGAAAGAAACATCAGGATCTGTAATATTGGCAGGATTAGGATTTACACCTGCCGTGAAAGATATAGATGGTGCGTTTTTGGATAGGGTATTTTCGTCAAAATATAGAAAATAATAAGCCATTAATTAAATCTACATTTTCGTGAAAAAAATCTCTTTATGAGGTCGAAAATGGACAGTGATTAATTAATCCTTATTGTAGGTTATAAAAATGGGAAAGGAATGCAATGATATGATCGTGATATTGAATATCGTTAGGAATAACGGTGTTCGGAAATGGTAGGGTAGAGTGAGTGGTGTGGAAAGAGTGTTGGAAAAATCTAAAAAAGGAGGACAAAATGGCTATTATTATCAAGAAAGAAGTTAATCGTCATTGGGGATTAAGCGTAACATCTGGCGTTACAGTAGTGGCCGGTATGGTCGGTAGGTTTGATACAACCGATACAACTGGTGCAACTGCAACCACAGCTGTTGCTGCATCTGCTAATGCTATTGGCTTATTCTTGGAGAGTAATGTTGCTAAGGGCACAGGACTTGGTTTGAACTCACGTAGCGATACGAATGGTTCAGATAAAGTTTCAGTTGCGACTAACGGCGGATGGTTCTTAATATACGACGATGGTCGTGGATGCCCATATGACAACAGCCAAACCTATACACTTGGACAGCCTTTATGGACAAATGCATATGGTAGGGTTACAAATGTTGCTACAGCTTCCGGAATTACAAACCAAATTGGTATATGCACAAAAGTTCCGACAACTGCAACAGACTCTTTGGGTGTTAAGTTATTAGTATAATGATGATTAATTTCAATACAAAGGATGTAGTTAAAATGATTTAAAGATGTTATTGAAATAAAGACAATAAAAAACAAAGAAAAAGGAGGATTTTACAATGGAAGAGCTTACCGTATCAGAACGTAGGCTCATTGATCAACGTCTTGGTGCTATTATGAACAGCCCTGGTGGTTTGGAAAAAATAGCACAAAGAATGCAAAGCCCAATACGCTACGATTTACTTTATGAAGGTCGTATAAGACAACTTTTAAGGGTACATACTTTGTCCCCTGGAGAACCTGCGATTTTTGATAAAGACGTACGTGTTCCAGCTGTAAAATTGTCAAAAAGAGGTCTTCCCCCAGTTCTTGTTATCGAATCTGACAGGTTTGAAGTTGATACATTTGAAATTGCAGTACACCCTGAAATTCGATACAATGAATTGATCTATCGTAGATTTGATGTGCTTAACAGAACTCAGGAACGTGCAAAAAGTCAAATCGCCGAAATAGAAGATGAAGAAGGATTTTCGACAATTAATACTGCCTCAACCGCATATAACAGTGCGATAAGTGAGACAGGATCAACTGGATTATTGCAGTACGATACATTAGCGAGGGCTTTCGCGGTCATTGAATCAAACCGTTTAATTCCTTTCAGTATTCTTTGCCACCCTTACCATATGAGAGATTTTAGAACTTGGAATATTCAAACAACCGGGTCTAAGATATTCGACGAAGTAACACTCTATGAAGTGTTGAAGACTGGCAAAATGGGTAAAGTATGGAATGCAAATATTATCACATCGGTTATGTGTAATCCTGCCAAGATGTATGTCATGGCAGCTCCGGAACTTGTTGGTATAATGCCAATCAGGTCTGATGTTACCGTAAAACCGTTTGATGATGTTCGCAAACTTAGCGTAACATTTGCTTGCTTTGAAAATATTGGATTTTCAATTCAGTATTCTCAAGGTATTCAGCAAATTAGTTTCGCATCTGCCCCAACTGAAGGATGGCCAACATATGGTGCAACTGGATAGTTCAGTTGTATTTATATTTGTGCTTTTCGGTTGAGTTCAGTCAATGAGTTATAAAAGAACAATCTCCGTGGGGAGACTGTAGCGGTCTCCTCACGGTTTGTTTGATTTTTTCGTATAAAACGTTAATATCTATGTATAAGTGTATACAATTTATATGTTGTAATTCTTAATTTCGCAATTATATATAATTTTTAAAAAGTTTAGATTTGTTTGGATGATAAAATAAAAATAGTTAGGAGGTTGGAAATGGCAGAGGTTATAGAAAATAGTTATACAATTTACGTGAGCAATTGTGATGGAAGTTTGTGTATATCTGATTTAGTGTATGTTTTATCTAATGGAATGAAAAAAGTAGTTATACTTAAAAAAGGAGAAAGAATTCCTGATAGTGTTAGATCTCAGGATATAGATTTGTCAGTAGCAAGTGGTTGTTTAAAGGATTATATTAATAAAGGGTTTGTGAGTGTTGAAGTTCATCAAAATGTGTTAAGAACAGAGAATCCTGCTGTGTTGCAGAAAGCAGAATCCCAAGTCGATGCCAAAGTGAAAGCCCAAGATGAAGAAAAACATACTGATGCTCCTACACAGATTATAAATGTAGATGTTAAAGAAGATAAACAATATATTTCAAAGGCATCTGGTGTATCTGAGATTATCGTTAAAGATGAGCCTATTGTAATTTCGGCTGCCGATAAAGAAAAAAAGGTTATAAAAGAAATTTTGCCGGAAGAAGATTTTGTTAAAGGGTTGATTGATGATAAAGAAATAATAATGAAAGATGAGGTAGAGATCGATTTAGAAGAAGAATATAAAAAATTTGATATTTTAAAGTATAAAGAAAAATTAAAATTTATTTCTTTAACTAATAAGAATGATATTCCATTATTGGAAATGATATTAAAAAAGACTACCTATGATGTAATACAATCAAGATGCCAAAAAAAGATAGAACAATTAGAGGGATAATAGATTGGGAGGACATAAATGAATTTAATATTAGATCAATTTCCAAGAGATGGAAATTCTAATCCTGTTTCAGTATTAGTTGCTACTTGTCATTCTCGTCTTACCGATCGAGATGTGTATACACCATTACAATCTACATCCGATGGAAAATTAATGGTAGACACTGAATTGGAGATTAATGCTAATTTAACTATTACGAATCTTGATTTAAAGATAGCGTCTACTGATCAGACACTTGGTAATAGATATATTGCAAGCGATACTAATGGATATATTTTTGCTCATTCTCTCATTAATGATGGAATAGGGAATGATATTTCATCATCTTCTTTTGGTGGAAAAACAGGTATGGATGTAGCATTGATAACACCTGTTGTTGTTAATGTAGAATTAGATGCTATTAACGATCAGGTTCAAGTTTATGGATTTGATGGTATAACTATTACTCAGATTAAGACTAATGTTGGTGGAATATTGGAAACAAGTTCCGATATTACTGGTGGAAACGGAATTCAATCGATTTTATCAGGATTGTCTACGATTGATGCAAAATTAATAGGATTATGTACTACGAATCTTGTTCCTACATCTCCCACAGTTCAAACTTTTGTATTTCCAATAGCTTATACCTTTACTCAAATTACTCCGATAACTTCTCCTGTAAAAGTGTGGCAAATAAAAACAAGACAATCTTCAGATTTATATTACAGATATTCATCAGTTACCCCTTCTGTACCATTTTTTAATACAGTTTATATGACACTAGATGCAGGTTCTACATTGAGCGAAGATACAGATATAAGTTCGACAACATTATTTATTTCAGTTGCTATAACAAACACCACTGTTGAATTAGAAACATGGAGGTAGTATGTCCATAAAACAATATGGAAGATTTTTAACAGATAATTCAGTAGAAAATTCAGACATTTCATCTGATTTCTATGTCGCTTCTGATATAAATAATAGAGTGTGCTACCTTCAAATGGCAGAATGTTCTGGGCTTACATGTTATGATTCTACAATATATAGCGGTGATGCAACAATTAGTGGGCCTACATGGCTTGCAGCTAAAAATAGAATTGGATCACGTTTACATTTTGATGGAGTAGATGATAAGGTAATTATACCACATTCTTCTCAGATAAATGTTGGAGCTATAGGTCAAAGTTATAGTATTGAGTTTATGGTAAAAGTAAATGCCGCTAATATTCCAGGGGTTGAATGGCAAGATCATTTTGTTATTAAACCCTCAAATCCACTTGTTAATTATCCATATAGTTTTATAGTGAGAAATATTGGCGAAACACCACCTGGTGGTTTAGAGTTTAGGGTATATCAAGGTCCACCTGATGCTATTCAGCTTTTTTCTACAATAACAATAGCAGATGGTTTATGGCATCATATTGTAGGAGTTAGAGATGCATCAAATAAACTTATTTTATTATATATAGATGGTGTTTTTAATGCTCAAACAACTGACACCACAACATTAAGTTGTGAAAACACCGATCCTGCAATCATAGGTACAGCTATTGGAGCATTTACTGGATTTGTTGATGAATTTTCTATATATAATATTGCATTATCTGCTCAAGAAATTGATAATAGATATAAAACACTTCAGTTTAAATTTGGAAATAGGTATTTAAACTATTAGGAGATACTAAATGCATTATTATCTTGAAATGACAACAAAACCTGGTTCAGTAGATGGTTTAATATTGCAAATAAGAGAAGAGGTTTCAAATAAAACCGATGCAATTGCAAAAATAGAAGATTATAGAGATGATTTTGATGGATATGGATGGACAGCTGTTTGCCATACGTGTAATCATTCAATAAATAATGCCCCATGTACTTTTGAGATACTTGAAATAAACAGTGGAATAACTGTTGGAGATACTGATAATTTTCTTCATATAGAAGAACAAAACTATGATACAATAAATAAAGTTCCAACGTTTGTTAAAGTTTTAGCTACAAATAAAGGAGATGCAACTTCTAAATATAATAGTAAATATAAAACAAAATTTAATGGTAAAATACATACAAAAAAATATAAGGTTTTTCAAAATAAAAAACAAGCAAGTTCAGAGGATATTTAAATATATTATTTTATATGATATATGGTAGAAGGAATATTGATGATAATTTTTGAATAATGTGGAGCATATAAATGAATTTAATATTAGATCAATTTCCAAGAGATGGAAATTCTAATCCTGTTTCAGTATTAGTTGCTACCTGTCATTCACAATTAACAGGCAGAGATACGTACACGCCAATACAGTCTACTTCTGATGGTAAAGTGATGGTTGATGCCACTATTGAAGTTGGTGATATAGAAATAGGGGCAGTGGAATTAAAAAATGGAGCAGATGATACGCGTGCTACGATTGGATTGGATACATCCAATAATGCTCTTTTTGTTCAGTCTGATAGTCTTGCAAAGAATTCTACTTTAACAGGTGGATCTGTGATTGTTCAGGCGAAAATGCAGGATGTGTCGGGAACAGGCATTACTTCTACTGTTGATGGTTTAAAACATAGACTTGATGTAGATGTTGGTGGGGCTACTGTAGATGTAGATACAACCAATTTAAATATTGTTCAAAGTGCTTATACAAGTAGTATGCAATTTTATGGTTCGGATGGTATTACTGTTACTGCAGTAAAAACTACTCCCCAAGGAAATTTATATACGAGTTCTCAGATTACCGGAGGGGAAGGTGTTAACGCTATTACGTCCGGTCTTACAAATATTTATACACGCCAAGGGGATGCTAATCAAAAAACTCAGGTAGTTGATCATTTGGGAAACACAATTTCCTCAAGTTCTGATGGATTGCAAAGAAGGCTTGATGTTAATAGCCAAATCGTTGGTGGTCTTGGTATTCAGGAAATTGCTTCAGGATTAACAAGTATTTATAATACATTAAATGGAACATTAAATATTGCTAATGCTGCTGGTATAACGACAGGTTCTTATCTTTACGATTCACAGACAATAAAGCCAACTATGATTACTCCAATGAACGAATTGTTAATAACAGATACGGTTAGGCTTGTTGGAACAGTGCTTTCTGGTACCACATTGGATACTAATTTTTGGTCATCTTCATTATTGTTTGGAGGAACTTGTTCTGTTAGTGGTCAGGCAACTTTACAGGTTGTTAATACACAAGCAAATAGTTCGTCTATTTTACAGTCGGTAAGGTCTGCGAGATATATGGCATCTAATTCTAATAAATTTAGAGGGCAAATAAGATTGCCTGATACTGGAGTTTCTGGAAATGTAAGAAGATGGGGGGCATTTGATGCTAATAATGGATGTTTTTTTGAATTAAATGGAACTACGTTAAAAGTAGTTACAAGATTTAATACTTCCGATTCTCCTGTAAGTAATGGTAGTTTTAATGGGAATCAAGGTTCAACATTTACTCTTAGTACGAGTTGTAGAGTGTGGGAAATTATATATACTAATGGATCTGTAAGATTTTATGTTGACAATGTTTTATTGCATACAGTGTCAGCATCTACTTCTCCTTGGACACAAAATATGCATTTACCTGTAAGAATAGAAAATGTCAATACAGGTAGCCCTGCAACAAATAACATACAAATAGAAGTGAGGGTGGCTTCCATAGTAAGGCAAGGCGAGGCATGTTCAAGGCCACAATATAAAAATATATCAGTGCTTGGAACATATGTTTTGAAAACAGCTCATGGATCATTAGAAAAAGTAGTTATTAATTCTCTTGGAGGTTCAGGCAATGTTCTTACAATCTATGATAATGTTGCTGCTGTTCAAGGAACTACAATGTGTACATTAAATACATCAGCAAACACTTCATCTCCTGGAGATATTTGTTATGATGTAGATTTTTATACAGGATTGACCGTTGTTAATGCAACGGGAACGACTGGAAACTTTACAATTGTTTATGAATAAAATAATGAAAAAATAGATGTTTGATGTTTATAGACTTTTAATTTCAAAATGTAGTTAAATATAGGTGTAAAAAGGAGATTTGATTATGAAAGATGTAGTAGAGACACTTGATACATTAACGTTTAAGAATACTATTTCTTTAATGAGAATTTCGCCGGGTAATGGTTTTTATTATAAAAGTTTTGTTGCCGGAATATGTTCTATGTTTACATTTTTGTTTGGTGGTTGGGATTTGGCTTTAAAAGTTTTAGTGTCTTTTATGGTATTGGATTATATGACAGGGTGGATCTGTGCTGCATATCGTAAGAATGTTTCATCTCGTAGGGGATTAAATGGCTTATACAGAAAAATAGGAATGCTCTGTGCTGTTGTTGCTGCTACATTAATGGATCATGCATTTAGTTCAGGTACATTATGTCGTAAGTTTGTTATATTTGTATTGTCTGCAAATGAGATAACGTCAATATTGGAAAATCTTGAAATTATTGGAGTTAAGATACCAGGTATAAGTAAAATTTTGTCAATGGTTAATGTAAAGCAGGAAAAACATTCAAAGTAATTCAAAGTAATTCAAGGTAATTTAAAGTAATTTAAGTTAATTTCTTAAAAAAATCTCAAATAACATTTTTATTGCTGTAAATATTTTTATTAAATATATAATGCCATAATACTATCTATTTTTTTATTAAAGAGGAAAATTAAAATGGCACAAACTCAAATTAGGGAAGATCAGTTAAAAGATGCTACCCTTTCTAATAGACATTTAAGTGCTTCGGCTGCTATTTCTGAATCTAAGATTGATTTAGCATATACAACGTCTAATCTTAGTACTACATTGTGGCAGGGCATTGCTAATGTTAGTGTTGGAATGGATCATTCTACGTTAACACATTTAGATTATGCATCAGCTGGACATACAGGATTTGCAGGAACAGGGATTGTTAATACGTTTACGCAAGTTCAAGTTATGTCATCAGGATTGACCACATCTACAATGGTTGCAACAGGTGGGGCAACTTTTGGTAGTTTGATATATTCTCCATATTTTCAAGGAGATGGATCTAAATTAGTAAATATACCATCTACAGGCATAACTAATCATGCTTTGTTAACTAATCTTGATTATGATATTGCCGGACATACTAATTTTGCGAGAACAAACGGTATAAATACATTTAGTGGTATTCAGACATTTTCAAATGGAATTACATCAACTGGTGTTTCAATATTTAATAATGGGTTATCAACAACAAGTATTAATTCAAGTGGAATAATAAATTATGTAGGAAATAGACCTACAAGAAATATAGTGTTAACTCCAAGCGGTGGAATATCAGCAACAACCAATGGACCTGCTCAGACAAAGATAGCAGGTACAAATTTTGAGTATTATGTTTTAGACTATGATGCCGTAACAAGTGAGAAAGCGTATTGGAATTTATCTGTACCGTATAATTATGCTGATGGGTCTAGTGTAGATATAAAAATATATTGGAAAGAATCAACATCTGAATCAAGTACAAATGTAATATGGAGTGCAGGAATATTGGCATTAACAGATGGTAATACATGGGATAGTTCATTAGTATATACATCTTTGACAACAAGTAATACTAAAAATGATAATACAAAAGTTATAGTAGCAACCGGAACTATTGTTAATGGATTTGGATCAGGAACTCAAGAAAATGATTTAGTGATTGGAATTCAAAGAGATGTAGCAGACACATATACATATGATGCAAGATTTTTAAAAGCAGTTTTAACTTATAGAATTAAGGAGTAATAATGGCAGTTTATTATAATTTAAATGATTTGCCACAAAAAAATAATGTTCAAGCTTTTTGGCAAACAGAAGAATTGAATCCACCTCTTTACGATCAAACATCTAACCACTATGATTTTACAAATTCATCATGTATGTTTTTATATCAACAAAATGGAATTATAGATAAATGTGTTTTGGATCAAGGTAGTACATATGTTTCCGCAGAAGGTCCAGGACAAACTCCGTGTTCATTATTTGAAAATAGGGATGAATTTACATTTTCATCTTGGATTTATATGACTAATGGAGATGTTTCAGGTTGTTTAATAGCTCAATATTCAGTTTTTAGTTCTATCTTAATATATTTTGGAACAATTCCAAATACAACTGTTAATGCTTTTGATTATGCTGTTACTACATCTGATGGAACACAATATGAAATTGTATCTAGCGAAACATTTCCACTTAATACTTGGTATTGTATATTTTTAAGATTTAAAAGAAATGGCACCATGGATATAAGAGTTAATAATACAACTCTAGGTGGTGCAATCAATATAGGGGATTATTCAACATCAACAGCTTTTGCTGATTTTTATCCATATGGTAACTTTACATTAGGTGGCAGTGTTGATAACTCAATTGTTGCACCATGGTATGGTAAAATTGATGAAACTATAGTTTGGGATAAATATTTAACAGATGAAGAGTGTGATTTGATATATTCTAGTGGGGCACCTGTAAGAAAACAAATTTCTGATTTGCCTCAATATGGAAATATTAAAGCATTTTGGCAATTTGAAGAAACAAAAGGAACATTATATGATCAAACATCTAATCATTATGATCTTCTTTGTAGATTTTCAACACCTACATATGGTGAAATTGGAATTATAGACAAAAGTATTCTTAACACAGCAAGTGATTTTTTTCAAGAATATCCTGGCGGCTTACCACATTCTTTATTTGATTCACTCGATGAATTTACAATAATGACTTGGATGTATCCAATTAACACGTATTTTCAAATGATATTAGGTAGTGGAAATGTTCAGATATTTTGCTATTCTAATGGTGGTGTATTAAACGAATTATTATTTAGCTTAACAGCTATTGATAGAGTTCACACAATTTCAAGTGATGAAATACTTGAACTTAATACTTGGTATTGTATATTTTTCAGATTTAAGAGAAACGGGTTAATGAATATGAGAGTTAACACTACAACTCTTGGTGGTGAAATTAATATAGGGGACTATTCATTGGGGGACAGTAGTAATATTTTATCATTATATGGATATGTACCCACATCTATATCTCTTAATCCCACTTATGCTTTTCAAGGTAAAATTGATGAAACTATAGTTTGGGATAAATATTTAACAGATGAAGAGTGTACAGATTTATATTCAAATGGTGCACCACAAAGGAGTGCTCCTACTTCATTTATACCAAAGCAATCTGGAAGTGTTGGACATCTTATATTTTAATTTAAATAGGAGGAAATAATGGAAATTACAGACGAACAAGTTATTGCAATTATGAAATCAGATCTTTTAAGTGCTAATAAAAAACAAGAAATAGCAAAACTTCAAAAAAAACATTCATCGGATATAGTTTCTTTGCAAAAGAGACATAATGTTGAAATAGAGTCTCTTAAAGAGATTCAGGCGAAAGATATTGCTGTGTTGCAGAATGAGTTGAATGAAATTACAAACGTTAAGACTAATGTTCTGTTGAACGCAAAAAGTGTTGATGTAGAGTTGAAAGAAGAATAAGTTATTAAAATTTAGTAAATGGAATTAGGCAGTATAGTTTTATTTTTTTTGTTATATAGGAGGATAAAATGAAAATTGTTATGTGGATTTTGCATGCATTAAGATGGTTGGGTTGCAATGTTATGTCTTTAATTTTTAATGGTTTAAGCAGAGTATGTCAATTGATCTCTAATGGTTTTAGTTGGGTAGAGAATTATTTTGCAGGAGTAATGATGTGGTGGGCTTATTTGGGAGAATTTCCATATAATGATTTTATCAAAGAAAATGAGGACATAAATAATGAAGTTGATCCTGAAAGGGATGTATATGGAAATATTTTAGTTGATGAAGAAACAGGTAAAGATATTAATGATGATAGTATTGAAAGTCTTGAATGTCCTGCCGGCTTAGGTTCTGTTGAATTTAATGATGATAATCGTTGTCCTGAATCGAATGCAGATTGTTGTGATAATTGTGATTTAAATGAGATGCAGGATAAACCTAAAAAGAAAAAGAAAAAGAAATCAAAAAAGAAAAAGATAGAAAATGGAGATTAAATGTGTATAATGTGTGATATTGTGAATGATGTAAAAAAAGCATATCATTATTATGATGGTAAGGATTTCATTATATGCGAATGTGATAAGTGTAATGTGCCTATGGCTATATTAAAGAAACATACAGTGGAGTACGATGGAATTATTTTAAGAGAAATGATTAATAATATTTCTCGGATTGCAATGAAAAAATGGCAAGATAAATGGTATATAGATATGTATTTGACAGAATGTATCGATCATTTTCATTTACATGCTCGTCAACAGAAAGAGGAGTAATATATGATTAAATATAATGAAATTCCTGTACCTGAACCTGATGGAGTGATTACTCAATTTACTTGTCCTGATAGTTATGTACCTCTATCTCTACAGGTATATCGCAATGGTTTGCTTGCAACATTAGATGTGGATTATACTGAATCTACCCCATCGAGCGGGGTATTTACTTTTGTAACTGCTCCATTATTAGGAGATATTATTCGTGTAACATATCGTACAGTTGCAGCATCTATTACGCCAGACAGAATTAATGATTTAATTGCAAATGCAAGGATAATTTTGCCATCAAGATATTTAACCCACGTTACTGATGATATGTTGTATGTGTGGTTTTATATTGTCATGCAGGATATTAATCAAATTCCAATGAAAACAAGTTATACATTGGAGAATGTGCCTATAATATATGATGGAGCGTTGCTTGTGGGTTGTCAATTATATGTGGCTATGTTTGTTGCTGCAAGAAGATCTATGGAAGAATTTTCGTATAGTAATGCAGGCCGAGCATTAACAATAGATAATTATACAAAAGTTAGTGGTATGGCTACGCAGTATGAAAAATTATATACACAAATGGCTTTGAATACAAAGAAAGCATTAATGCCAAGTCCGAAGGGAATTTCAACCCCCAAATTCAATTCGTTACTTTTAAGGCCTTTCTCGACACTTTATCCTTCGAGGTTCAGTTCAACCTAAGGGATAGGGCATATAGTAAAATAAATATAAATTGGAGGTTGTGAAATGAGTGGACAAAGATTTTTTTCAAGGGAATGTTATTTAAGGGGAGACAGCAATAAGGTACAAAAGAAGCATGATGCTGTTGAGAAAGTGAGATGGGCAAAAAAAGCAAAAGAAAAAATGATAAAAGATATTCAGGCAGATGGTCCTGTAATTTTATTGGCAGAAACGAAAGAATTTACAATATGGGATAATAGGCCACTGCAATCTATAATGATCGAATCATTGCCAAATGGTACAACGATAAATATGGATTATGAGTTATTTGAAAATTTTAGGGATTGCATGGATCAAATGAAAGATTATGAGTGGAAAAGGGTAGATGTAAAAGATTTTGTTGAAGATTGCGATTGTGATGAGTGTAGAGAGAAAAAGAAAGAGATGATTAATTAAAGAAATATGCAATAGCGTTATAGTGTGAGTAGGACGCAGTTGAATATTAATAAAGAAACAAGGTGGTGAGAAAAGAATGAGAGGTAAAGTAAAGTGGTTCAATGGTAAGAAAGGTTTTGGTTTCATAGTAAACGAGGATGGAAAAGATATTTTTTGTCACTACTCGGGAATTAAGGCCGATGGTTTTAGGAATCTTAATGCCGATGATGAAGTCGAATTTTCTATTCAGAGTGGACTCAAAGGAGAGGAGGCCCACGATGTAGTGGTGATAAAATCAGCAGAAGTAGGATCAGAAACAAAATAATGTTTTAGAGTAGTAATGGGTATGTTATTGTTCCAAAAAAATAAGAATAATACTGCCCAGGATTTATAATATATATAATGGAGTGAAAAATATGGCAGTGCCTTCAGTAATAAGCAATGTTTGTATGAGTGCAGTTGACTCTGCTGCTCAGGTGTATATTTTGCAATGGACTGCCGATGCAAATGCATCGACATATAACGTATATGCATCTGCTATTAGCGATCCTTCTGTAAGTACTAATATGGTTAACAGAAGCGGAATAACATTACCTGCTTATTTGGTATCTTTTACTGAATTATTGCCCAATATGAATTATTATTATTTTGTTTCTGGTGTAGATAGTACAGAACAAGAAGGTCCAAAACAATCTATTGGTATTACGAACGAGCCGACAAATGCTTTCACTGAAGATCCTTTTACCAATTTTACTGATACTTGGGGGGATGTTGTCTATGCTGATAATGCAGATATGGGAAGTTATTTGGATGAAATAAGGAGAAGAGAAAAATGGATGTTACAATCAGATGGTCAGCAATGTTATTTACTTAAGAGAAAGTGGCAGGGAGATATGCACACTGCTTCAATGGTTAGGGGTGGGGGATTAGTAGATATAGTTCCTGATATACCAACAGCAAGAACGGTGAGAGTTGTTGGTGCAGGAAATTCAACAACTGATTTTTCGACTTACGGTGAAGGCGTAAATTTTAAGTCTAATAGTGGTACAACAATGACAACTTTATCTTGGATCTCAAGTGCGTCAAGACCAAGCGATGGAAATACATATTGGACACGTTATCAGGACTTACAGTGTGAATGCTACGAGGACGAAGCAGGACAAGGTAAAGCAATGTGTACAACATGCTACGGAACGTGGGTGCCGGGTGGGTACGTTCCATTTAAGATACTCGTTAGTTTCCCACCTCCGGATACTACTGTTTCTTATTATCGAGAGGGAATGAGGACTACCGTCATTCCTTCGCCTTGGACAACATACGAACCTAAAGTAGCATCGTTTGATTTAATACGGAATGCCAAAACAGGAGAAGTTTATGAAGTTGTTTCTGTAACTCCAACTTTATGGAGAGGATTACAGACTACTCAGGATATGAAATTAAGACTTTTGCAGCCCAATGATGTAGCGTATAGATTTACAATTTCAGGTTGGCCTACTATGGGAATCGCTGCAAATCCTTAAAAATGGAGAAATAAAAATGCAATATAAAGATGATGAAGACTATTTTGCGATATTAAAGTTCAAAACTATTAATGAGTTTGTAGATTTTATTAAAGAAATACAGAAAGAAGAATCCGATGATTTTTCAATATTTGCTCAAAGGTTAAAAGATAAATCTTTGAAAGAAATGAAAGATAAGGAGATATAATAATGGTTTTTAGATGTGCGAAGACTATTAAGAATGCCGTTGTAAATGGTGTCAAATCTATATTTTCTCTTGTTTCTGATGAGATTTCTCCATATGCATATAATGAGGACCTTAAACAAACAAAAATATTTGTATATAGGGCATTTCCATCTAAATCTCCTATATATCCTTCCATTGTCATTATGTCGTCCACGGGTAATGTACCTATTACGACATATTTTCAGGATCATGTTTCGGAGGGTACAACTACTGATACTATTGGTGGATCGTTTGATATAACCATTACTGTAACCGTGATTGCTGAATCTACGGTTGACAAAGAGAATGTGATGAATATTTTATTGAAAGGTCTTGTATATATTTCAAGAAGTGTATTTGACACGGATGGAATGGTTTTGCAGAATCCTATAGGCTTGGGTGGGGAAACACAAGATACATATGGTGGAGCAAAAATGTATCATTCACAGAGTTTAAATTTGAGATTTTATTCAGAATGGGAAGAAGATGCCGGTCCTTATGCTTTATTATCAAAAGTTGATATATATAATAGTTTTTCTTTATCGGAGGAATAAATGAGAGTTTTAAATGATTTGATCGTAGATTTTGAAAGAAAGGCTTTGTCAAAAGATGACAGGGAATTTAAAAAGACATGGATAGAAAGTGAGACATCAATTTTGAATACAAGAATTGAAATAGAATTAAGTAAGTTGGTGAATGAAAGATTGGATGATCTATTATATTCGATTGGCAGGCAGGATGTTAAACATATAATACAATCACATCTCATATATCCGACTAAGACAAAGAAACTTAGCGGAGGAGTGGTTATGCCTGTAAAGGGCAATGTGGTTACAAAAGGATATTTTGAAATTGGAAATGAAAAGGTAGGATTTGAGATTGAGTTTGGATTTAGTTTGGATGATTACGAATACCCCCAGTATATAAAAGTGGATGGAGTTTTGTTTCCATTTAGCGAGGCAGGGTTTAAGGAGTTTTTGAGTAAATTTGATAAGGAAGAAGAAGTGACGGGAGAGAAATAAAATATGCGAATTTGTAAAGATGGTAGGATATGGGGACAAAATAATAAAGAGTCGGGAAATCATCTTGGAATTTTGACAGGTAGAACGCATAGTAAAAAAAACTACATTAAAAAAGGACGTAATCCAAATTCTGGATTTCAAAAAGGAAATACATTTGGATTTAGTGGTTTAAAAAAAGAAAATCATCCTAATTGGGTACAAAGAGAAGTTAGATTTTGTAAGTGTGGATGTGGATATAGCAGGGAAGTGAGAATTACAAGCAAGTGGAAGTTTAAAAGAGGTCATTGGCATAAAGGACAAATTGGAAAATGTTCTCAGTTATCAAGAAAGGGAAAAGAAAATGGTTGTTATGGTAGAACCAAGGAATTAGATCCTGAAAGATATGAAAAAATATCTAAAACAATGAGAGATGGAAGGATGAAGGGTGAAAGGAATACATTTTATAATCATAAGCACTCCGAAGAAACAAAACAAAAAGATCGTATTGCTCAACTAAATAAAAAACCTAATTGGCATCCCAAGACCGAAAAGATAGTTTCTACTTATTTAGATGAACTTAAAATTAGACAAGGCAACAGAAATGTAGAAGATGTATCACAAGTAGATCATCACCTTATAGATTATAAAGTAGCAATTCAGGATGATGGCTGTTATTGGCACGGATGTGAACAATGTTTTCCTAATAAGAAATTTTTAAAGGATAAAAGAGTTAGGCTTAATATGGAAAGAGATAAAATAGTAAATGAACAATTGAAATTAAAAAGTTATAGAGTTCTCCGTATATGGGAGCACGATATTAAAAATGGAAAGTATAAAGAAATAATAAATGATTTTATTCAAGGAGGTAAAGTATGAGCGTTACAACACAATATAGGGAACCAGGTGCGTTTGTTACCCGATTACCGGACATCAATGCTCCGGCATTGCCAAACGTTATTACAACGGTGGCATTGATTGGTAAAGGTCAGGATTATTATAGTGTAACAAATGAGCAGGTTCCACGTGGATCAACTCCCGATGGAACGGATAATTTGACACACACTGGTGTTCGGGCTATAAGCAACATCACAGATCAATTTGGGGTGACTTACACTCAAGATGCAGATTACAAATTAACAGGGAATACTGTTGATTGGTCTGTGGCATCAACAGGCACATTAAGTGCTGATGCTGATTATCGTGGGTCAACTATGGCTGCAAAAACATTTGCAACAAGAGATGGCGGAGAAAGTCTTTCATCTGATGTATTTTTGGTGCAATGTAAAACAGTGGGAGCAGCAGGTTCGGGAAAATATGATGTATATTCTCTGATAGAGGGAGTGACAGCAACTGCTGTGTCAAGCGGTATAACAAGAACTGATATTGTGCCCGGGGTTAAATTGTACGTGACAGACACAACAGGATCAACGATTGGTGATGGATGTTCATTTACTTCAACATCCGGATATAATGCAAACGAGCCCGATGCCGGCACTACGTACAGTGTAAATTATACATATAATAAAGTAGAAACAGATTATGTGGCTAAGACATTTTATAAGTTAGCAGATGTTATTACGGAATATGGTTCGGATTCATCAAGCAATACACTGACAATAGGAGCAAGAATTGTGTTTGAGCAGGCTGCTTCAAGTGTTGTTTGTGTACCTGTATATGGTTTGACAGGATCTGAGTCTGAGTCTCAAATAGTTGCTGCATATAGAAATGCTGTTGATAAATTAGAAGGACAAGAAGTTCAGATTGTTGTTCCTCTTTATCCATCACAAACTTTAGCAAGTTATGTAAAAACTCACGTGCTTAAAATGAGTGGAATGACTGAAAGAAAAGAACGTAGGGCAATATTTGGTGGAGCAGTCGGAACGACAATTGCTCAGTTTTTAGCGAACGCTTCGTCTTTGGCAAATCAGAGGGTTGCATATGTTGCTCCTGATGGTGTAGTTAAAACAATAGGATCTACGACATATACTCTTGATGGTACATATTTGGCTGCTGCTGTTGGTGGAGCATACGCAAACCCTGGATCTGATTTAGCAACATCTCGTACACGTTTTGAATTGGCCGGATTTGACAGTTTAAATACGGATTATCTTAAATCCGAAGCGAATCAGTTGGCTGGCGGAGGAGTATTAGTTATAGAAGATAAGAATGGAACGATTAGAATTAGACATGCATTATCAACTGATATGTCAACAGTAAATACAAAAGAAATAGTTGTTGTTGATATTGGTGATTATGTAGCAAAGGCAACAAGAACTGCATTAGAGGCTATATATGTTCCAAAGAAAATTACATCTGAAACAGCAGGGCAGGTACAGGCAACAACAAAGACAATACTTGATAATTTGGTTAGGGCAAAAATTATTAAGTCTTATTCAAATGTAAGTGCTGTTCAGGATACAGGAGATCCTACAATAATTAATGTTACATTTAGTATTTATCCTGTGTATCCTGCAAATATAATTGATATTTCGTTCGCAATCGGAGCAGAATAATAAATTTTAAATAAACGGAGGTGACAAATTATGGCAATTCCAATAACTAAGGCAAGAATACAACGTAGTATATCACTGTATGTATTACCCAATGTAGATGAAGATACAATGTTGGGTGGTGTGGATGCAATTGCGAGTGCAATGTCGGCTGCTGTTAAAGTAGGTTCTGCAAAAAAAATATCCATTACTGAATCTATTACAAGTGCAGAATGGAGAGAATTAGATGCTGAGCAGAATGGTGAGATTGTAGAAATTGTTCCTGGTGTTGCAACATATCAACTTATAATTGATAAAGTTGAGTTATATACTGAAAAACCGGCATATCCCTTTATTGGTACGGATATTTTGTTAAATCAGTTAAAACCCTTTATAATTCAGATCGAAGAACGTAAACCTAGTTCCGCTGCTTCTACATATACGGTTTTTACAGGATGTATTGTAACAAATAATCCCGTATCTTATGATATTGCTTCAGCCGATCCTGTTGTTCGTTCATTGACGGTACAGGCTGCAAGAAAGTATAATTATTAAAAAATAAATGACTTGATAGGAGGATAAGATGAATTTGGATGAATTATTAAAGATTGGACAGAAGACAAAGTCTGTAAAGATTGGAGGAATTGAGTTTGTTTTAAAGCCATTGACATTAAGTGATGAAAAGAAAGTTCTTGCTTCTTCTCATTGGGCAGGCTCAGATGATTTATATGCTCGTTTTAGGGCAAATGAAATAGAGAGTATTCCCTATGCCATTGATACAGTTGATGGTAAAAAAATGTCTATAGAAGAAAAAATTAATCTTTTAAATAATTTAAGTTCTCCTATAAGGCGTAAAATTGAGGATACATATCGTGAATTAACATCTGAAACCCAAAAGGAGATGGATGACTTAAAAAACGAGTAAAGGAGCCATTTCATAAGATAATTTATAGAATATGCAGAGATTTTGGAGTGAAACCAGGATCTAATTTTTTTTCAGAAATGACTCCTAATGAGTTTTATTGGTTTATTAGTTCGGCTGTTGAGGATATAAACTCTGAAATGGAAAAGATTAAAATGTTGATTAGTTTTATTAATCCTCCTGTCGCTAAATTTCTCAATGAAGATCAGACAACAGTGTTAGAAGCAACAGACGATGAAGAAGGTATGCAAAACGAAAATTTAGATGAGTTTGATATAAAAGAGGGATAAATGGCCGGCGAAAGTTTAATAATACCTGGGCAGACAGATCAAGAAAGAGTTCAACAGCAAATAATTAGAGAAGAACATGCTAAGACTTTGCAGGAAATATCAAAAAATGCAAATTCGTTTAATCTTGAATATTTTAAAATTGGCGATAATAAATATGAATATCAGAAAAAAGCCATTAAAAAAGAAATGGATTTGTATAGAGAATCTGCCAATGAAAGATTGAGATTAGACAAAGATGAACTTAATCGACAATTAGGGGATATTAAAAAACTTGAAGATGCTAAATTAAAATCTATTGAAAAACAAAGAGTTTCAGATCAGATTGAAGCGTTAAAAACAGCAGCCAAGCCTATTATGCCACTACTCGCTCCTTTTATTGCTGCTTTTTCTGTAGCATCTCTTGCAATGATGACTGCTCAGGCAAAAGCAGCCGAAGGGTTTGCTTCTTCTATATCTGCACCTTTTGCAAAATCAAAAGAAGAAATGTTGAAATTTGGGGCAGATTTTTATCAGAGTACATTGGGTGTTCTTAATAGTGCAGGAATATCCGGATCTGTAAAGATGTCTGATTATTTAAAAGAGATGTCAAAACCTTTATCGGAGTTGTCTTTTGTATTGAATGAAAAATTGATAAGTGGAATGGATGAGTTTGCAGTACACGCATATGAAATGAAGACTGTTTGGGGAGTTTCCATGGAAGATATGATGTCAATAGGAAAAGTCATGTCATCTACAATGGGTTTAACCCTTGGACAAGTTGATGTAAAAATGCAGCAAATGTATGCTGATGCCAAGTCTCTTCATATGCCTATACCTGAATATATATCTCTTGTTGCAAAAATGACATCTGCTTATCATTTAGAGGGTGTTACTTTTGATACAGTAAGAGAGGCTGCAACTAAATTCTTTAATGTAAAAGGATTAACTCCGGAAGAAGTTTCAAAAATGGCAAGCAATTGGATTAGTGCGACATCAAGTATGGGTGTAGGTGAACTTGTAGGAAAAGCCCAAATGTCGGGAGTAAGTTTAGAAGGAGTGCTTGGATCTGTTAAGAGTGGTAAAAGTCAAGAATTGGCTGCAAGATCTGAAATAGCATATTATAGACAATTTGGCGATCTTAATGCTAAGGGTAATGAGGGATTGGCTTTGTCATTATATGAAAAATTAGGTAAGATGCTTGGTGGTGGAGCAACGGAAGGTTATAAGGCATATGAAGCATTAATTTCGGGTAAAGGTATGGGAGGTTTAGAAAAAGCAAGTGCTTCTGATATGTTAGGTAAGACTAATGAACTTATGAAAGTGCAAACCGATGTGCTTACAAGGGCTTTAAATATACTTACAAATAATACTTCTGGAATATTAACAGCTGTAACAACCCCACATCCTGCCATATTTTCAGGAGGTGCGAGTGTTGCAAGACAGGGATAATAGTGATTAATTTTTTTTAGGAGAATGTATGGCACTTTCACTTGCATCATTATTGCCAAATTCAATAAATGGTTTGGGATCATGGGGAGCAGAGACACCTTCTCAATTTACTCAGATAACAAATTTAGAGAGACAACCAATTGTATTTTATATTCCTAACTCTCAAAATCCTAAATCACCTATAGTAGTTGAAATGAGAGTAAATCCATATAGTATTAAGGTTGTTAGAGAATCTCTTGTTAGTTCTGAATTATTAAGAGAAGGAGTTGTTAATCAATTTTGGAGGCCAAAACCGGATAGAGTTGATTTTCAGGGATCTGCTGGTGGTTTAAAATCAAAAGATGTTTTAAATCAATTCCAAGCAATCGTTAATTCAATTAACAATGATTCAATTCATTCTTTTACCAACATAATACAGATGAAATATAGAAATAGAATTTATGAAGGATTCATAGAGGGACCTATAAGTGTTAGTAAAGTTGCTACAAACCCAAGGGTTGTTGAGTATTCTTTTAGTTTTATTATTACAGATGGACAACATTTTGATTTATCAAAATTATCTCATATGGAATCTATAACTGACATTAAAACACTTGGTGATATTAATAATATGCTTTTTCGTAGTATTCCGGCTTTGCAGTCAATAGTGAAAGGTAAGGACTTGGCAGTATCTTATTTTGATACAGGTAAACAAGTCCTTGATCAAGTAAAAACTTTCAGTTTGACAAATCAAGTAAATTCTGCTAAACAAGAAGTTAATATGTTGGTAAATCAATTTACCTTATAGAGTTAAAATAAAAAATAGAGGAATGGATAATGATACAGAGAATAGCAAAAAATAGGGTTTATGATTTTAAGGCATATGTTTATCGTATAGGATTTATTTATAATAATCGAATAAAATATAATATTTTAGACGATTCTCTTAATAAATATTCTGATTTAAAAAGATCGTATGAATTAGTTAGAGGAATAGCAGATGATTCAAGTACGGCATCTGTTCGTCCTTCAAAAATTATAAATTCAGAATATTATTTACAGGTAATTGAGATAAAGTATCTTAAAAATTTTACAATTAATAGGAGTATAGGGATACCATCGACATCTACCTTTGAAATAACTAATCCTGAAATTGGTAATGCAATAGTAGAGTTTGATTCAAATGTAAGAGATATTTCCAAAGAGATTGGTTCAAATGTTTCTCAAATTTCTGTTCCATTTAGGCTGTATGATATTTTTGATTTTGATACGGGCTCTTTTGAACTGGGGATTAAAAAAACAGATTATATTGAAGTTTATGAAGCACAAAAAGATATAGAATCTTCAACACAAAGTCTTGAAAATGTTAAATTTGAGGACAAAGATTACAGTGTGTGTTTTCGTGGTTTTATAAATCAGATATCGGATTCATTTTCTATAATAAATGGGCAGACAATATCAATACAGGCAGATGGGATATTAAAATTATACGCAGAGCATAATGTTGTTACAAACCAGGCAATTTATGCTCTTGGATCAGAATTGGATAAAAAAGGTCAACCTAAAAACGGTAATCAACTTGCAAATATAGATGGGTATTCCATAAGATTTAGTAATGTGAATTATTATAAGGATATGGTTTCACAATTAAATTCTTATAAGGGTATAAAATTAATCTCTGGAATGGTTTTTCATCTTGTAAAAGAATATAATGATCAAGAAAAAACTATTTCTGCTTGGAATTATAATCTTAGTGGAAAGGAAGAAGTTGTTCATAAGGAACAAAGAGACGGTAATGGTAAATTTGTTCCGGTGGAAGGAGATTTGCATTATAATATGATTGATGATATGTTGTTTAGGGGGCAAGATATAAAATATTACGAAGTAAAACTTTCAAGAAACGAATTATTTAGTCTTTTATATGTATTATATGAAAAAATGAATCTTTTTTTATCAGAAGATTTTGAGACAGTTGCTACGGGTACACAAAAAAAAGTAGATGCATTCGGTGTTAAAAAATTAAAGCCCAATAAGTATCAGGCAATGATTATACCTTTGTATTGTTATTATCGTGCATTGTATGATTCATTAGCAAGTGATGCTGAAAAAAAGATTTTATTGTTTAGACTGAGAGAAAGTAATATGGTTGGGGCAGAAGTAAGTATGCAAACTTCTTGGGCAACATATATATCTGAAACAGCAACAGCAATGGATATTTGTAGAATGTATGCAGATACGACACATTATGTGTTTTATGAAAATGAAGATGGTTCAATTATTTATGATATACCAAGATTTAATGGTTTGCCATCGGAAGATAATAAAGATTATGTAAATGATTATACGATAACAGAGAAAGATATTCAAAAATCATCTTTTTCTTCAAGATCCCAAGATTATATTACAGATGTTTTTTCTTCTTTTCAGCATAAAAATGCAGAAGTGAATGATCAGGTATTAATGGATGGTGTGTCATGGATATCTAATGCTGTAAGTTCATCTGCTCTTGATGATTGGAGAAGACATGGTTTTAAGTTAAAATTAGTAAAAAATTTTAATATTAAAAGTACAGAGTATTTAAAAAACTATGCTAACGCTTATAAATATTTAAATAATGAAAAACTTGAAGAATTGAGCGTGACAATACCTTATAATTGTAAGATAAAAATAGGAGAGTGTCTTTATTATAAGTCTAAAAATTTGGTTGGGTATATACAGTCTATTAATAGATCTGTTGCCTATGGTGCTTCGTGTTTGATGACAATAAATGCAACATATTTACGCAAATGTTTTTCTTGTAAGTATATGGATTTTCCCAAAGAAAATCTTGCATTACCAAATCAAACACAACTTTATCCTACTATGAAAAATTTAAGTTTGAAACCTGAATATATTCAAACTTTTGCTTTTATGGATAATATTAATAAAGATGATTTTTTTAAAGATGAAAAAGTTGAAGATGTTGTTGGGGCTAAGACATCTAAGCCATCTCCTTCTCTTGAATCGTTTTGTCCATTATTTGATACACCTGCATTTAGTAATTGGGATGTTTATAATAATTTATTTAAAAATAGTATGAAAAATAAGATATTTATTTCATATGGAAATAAGAATACAAAAGGTATCTATATTCCAATTTCATCTTTGACCTTTGCTGATAAAGATAATTGGTCAGGGCCATTAACTTTTGGTATAAGAAATATATGTAGAACTGATATAACGGGTTATTTTCATAAAGTTAATCCTTATGTTGAATTGAAGAATGGACAATTGCAGTATTATTATTATGTTTTTACTGTGGACAAAAAAAATATAGTTGAGATTCAAATGGGCCCAATTGATCCTTTGAGCGTTGGTGTAGATTTGCAACCTATTAGGCAGTCAACCCAAAAATGGATAAATGATAAAATTGGAAATTTACGTAATGGAGGGGCATTTGTAGGTTTCCCATCTGCTGTTAATGATAGCAATGATGGCAAGATACTTAGAAGGATATACACTTCGGTAGTAAAGATTAATGATAGGATTAAAGAGGTATTGAATACAAACATTGATGGATTGTCATCAAATAGATTGTATTTGGGTTTGAAACAATACTTTGAGAGATTGAAAAATGATTTGACAAATAAAGATATGATTAAACTATTTTTGATAGAGTGGGTACATATGTCATTATTGAATCCGGATTCTGACAAAAATAGAGATCTTTCTCGATCTTATATAAATGATTTGAGGCTTATGGGTGCTTTTGATGAGGCTTGTTTTGCTATTTCAAGTAATGCTAAACAAATTAGCAGTATGTTTCAGTACCCAAATTTCCCTTATCTTGAAGTATCTATGAAAATTATTCCACAATTACAGGCTAAGTCATCCGAAGTTATAGATGGGTCATCTACTTTGCCTGTTGCTAAGGATGCTTACTTTACAGATCCAATGTATCCCGATATTGTAACATCGTTAGGATTGGCTAAATTTTTTAAAAAAGGTGAGACTATTGTAATGATTTAGGAGAAATAAAATAATGATGAAAAATAGTATTGAGAAAGATATTTTAGATGTTGTATATAATCCTAATTATAATTTTCGTATGGGAGTTATTGTTAAGGGCATAGAAATGCATACTTTTTACTTACAAGGTGGAAAAGATGTAAAAGATGAAAATAAGTCAAATTCACGTAGATGTGACAGACTTGCTGTTGCAGTGAGATGGCTTAATTTTCCAACGGCAGAAATGGATACAGGTGGGAATGGTGAATGGGTTCCGGTATCTTTACCCTTGATGGGCATTGGAATTCAGGAGAATGGTTCTGATTTGACACAAGATATGATTGGTAGAACTTCTGATTTTACGACTAAAACATTGAACGCTTGGGGAATATTATATGGTTATGATATAGGATCTTATGTATTAGCACAGTTTACACAATTAGAAGATCCCATTATTGTTGCTTGTTTTTCTCCCAAGGGATCGTGGCACGGTTCTGATAATAGTGGATTTACTATTAAGCCAGGTGAAATAAAGATAAGGGGAAAAGAAAGACAGCATTTATATGTATTAGAAGATGGCTCTATTGAAATATCAAGTGGAACTAATATTGTTGAAACAACAGAAAATAAAAGTGGATTTATTAGTATAACTAAAAATGGTGAAGTTTTAAAGATGGAGGCCAGGAGTTTAGAAATAGTAATTAATGACAATGATAGTGTTGAAAAAGCAAGGATAACTATTGATTCGGATGGAAACATGGTGTTAAACTCTAATGGAAATATAAAGTTAGGAGAAAATGCAACAAAGGGTGTATTGTTAGTGACGGCTGCCGAATTGGCAACATTAAAAACAGCAACACCAACCCCCACATTGACAATGTCATCAAAAGTTATGGTTGAATAACGGAGAAAATATATGGATTTACTTATAGGCGAAAAACAAAATGATGGTACATATAAATTTTCAGATGGAGTGAATGACATTCATTTTGATGAGCATGGGAAATTGGCAACAGTGAGCGATACGGATTTATTGGCTCAAAATATTGTAAAAATTATTAAAACAGAAGTTGATCAGAATACTCTTATTCCATCATATGGTTCAAATATATCAAAAATTGTATTTCAAAGTGATATAAACACAAGTACAAATATTAATGCGACAATTATTAATGCTTTATCAAATTTAAGATTATTATATGATAATTCTTCAAATGCAAAAGAAAAACCAAATTTTTTACAGAATTTATGTATATTTTATGATAAAGCAGAGCCTACGAACTATACTGTGTATTTTGAAGTTATATCTGATGCAAACACTGCATCGGCTGTGGCTGTTAGTTTATAAAAATAGTTTTTGAAACTTTGGAGGAATAAATGGCTTCTTATGAAAAAATAATAGGTGAATTGGCTGCTCGGAATTCTGATATTGATACACGTGTTGGAACTGTTATTTCGGATATCATTAATTCTATTGCAACACAGGCTGATAGTTTGAGTAGTTCAATTGATCATGTGAAACTTATTCAAAGTTTGAACAATGTTTCTGATTTTACGAACGATGAAATGGATGCTCTTGCTGCAAATTTTGATTGTACGCGTATTCCTGCTCAAGCATCAACTTGTGTGGTGGTTTTTTATAGAAAGACATATACAGGTAATGCAATAACGATTGCTCAAAACCAAATAGTTTATACATCGAATCCAAAAGTAAATTTTATTACGCTTGAAACAAAGACAATTGTTGCTTCGGGTGGGCTACACTCATACTATAGTGCAACAAATCAACGTTATGAAATTCCCGTGAGTGTGCAGTCAACAGACATTGGTACTGCAACGAATGTTGCATCGCATACTATATCAAATATTGATGGGGTTATAACAAATATTGATGGGGTTGATAATTTAATTGCTGCTTCGGGTGGAGCAGATGAAGAAACAAATGATTCTTTGGCAAGTAGGATTAAATTAAAAATAACTAATAATGTAGGAACTAAGAACGGATATGAGGCTTTGGCTCGTAGTCAGGCGGGAGTAAATGATTGTTATGTTGCTACAGCAAACGATGTTTTTATGACAAGGGATGCTGATTTTGGTGGGAAAGTTGATATATACATTAAAGGCTCAGATAATATGAGCGTTACAGAAACTATTGTGTATAATGGTCAAACAAGTATGATTTTGACAAAACAACCTGCTAAGAGTATTAGTTCTGTTTTGGGAACAAATGCAGGAAATATAACATATACATTTTTGCCAAGTTCTGATTATACATTTACAGAAGATACGACAAGTATATACGCAGGAAGCGAGCAGGCAACAGGTAGGCTTGTTTGGGTTTCTTCCGGTGCAAAGCCTACACTTTTAACAAATGTTCGCATAGGATACGTTTATAATGCATTACCTGAAACAATACAGAGTGTTGTAGATGGAGATTCTAATCACATTGTTAACGCAGATGTGCTTGTTAAAGAAGCATTATCTGTTGCGATAGATTATACTGCTACGATTGCCGTATTGTCGGGATATTCAAAGGCTTCTGTTGTGGAAAATTGTCGTGTGGCGGTGGAAACTGCTCTTAATAATTATGGTTTAGGAATATCTGTTGAACAGTCAGATATTAATACTATTATTACAGAGACCGATGGTGTTGATAGGCTTAACATGCCCATTACACGTTTTTGTAAATCAACCTTGACAGGTGTTGAAAACGTTATTTCAATTGGTGGATTAAATTATGCTGTGGCAGGAACAGTATCAATATCATAAAAATAAAATAAAGAATGATGGGGAAAAATATATATGAATTCTGTTATACAAAATACGTCAGGCATGACAACTTCTGGGTATGGTAATCAACGTAAAGTTTTCGTTGATAATAACAATATATTGCAATGTGTATATGAAGACAGTGATAATCATATCTCAACATCTCAAATAATGCCCAATGCTTGTTGGACGACGGCTGTGCCTATTTCGAATATTTCATATGTAAATCCATCCTTAGATTTTAGTGAGAGTGATAATGAGGCACGAGTTATTTTTGTTAGACAATCAGGATCTGATTCTACTATTCAGACAATTTCAGGGGTAACACAATCGTGGTCAGTACCACAAATATTGGTTGGATGTGATGGAGATAGTATTCCTGATGTGAATGTTAATATTGTTGGATATAGTGCTGCATATAAATATAACGGCAAGATCAATGTTTGTCATAATATTTCAGGCTTGACGCATGTTAGGGTTGTTAGTGATAATACAGGTAAAATTACAGCAAATAATCCTGTGATTGTTAATAATGATAGTGATCTGTATTGTATATGGAATGAATCTGATGGATCCTTAAAATATAATAAAGCAATATTCAATGATAACGTAAAACAATATAATTGGCAAAGTGTTTCATCTGTTACGACAACAAGTATTTTTTCATATCTTTCGGGTGCAATAGATGGACAGGGCAATGTTAATGTTCTTGCAGCAGGATTGTCTATTATTGAAAAAGGTGTCGATACTTATAATGAGTGGAATGCCCACGAAGGACCGACAACGAGCATAGAAAATGTTGACATTGTTTCTGAGCCGGGTTATGCGAAATTAACTGGTGGGCAGGCAAGTGGGTATATAATAAATAAAATTGCTTTGGATTTTGTTCCGATTACACCCGGAGAATTTTCGGGAGAAAAGGGATGGTTTTTTACAGGAGAGAATTCTACATCTAATGGTTTTCCCACAGCCATCTATGATACAACAGATGGTACGACCATAACAGCGATTACAAATAGATTAATATTGTCATCATCAGATATTACAAGAGATGCTGACATGGTAAGAGTAAGAGTAAAATCAACGGCGACAGATGGGTTATCTGTGATGAATTTATCTTTGGGGGAGAGGGATGGCTCAACTTATAATGTTGATGGTAATTTAACATACTTGACATTTAGTGGGCAAACAAACGTTATTTTACCTGCCAATACACAAACATGGTCAGATTGGACTGCTTTTAACTTGGATAGTTCAAAAGATCACTTGATGACTTATTATGCATTCGGTGGATTAAGAGATTCAACAAATACCGGGGTTATGGGCGGAAGATATTATCCAAATGAACCAACGAATGGATATAATTATTCTAAATTTCCAAAATGGAGTAAAGAGACATCGGTTAATGGTATTTTTACAGTAGATTATCAAGATATTCCAAGTATTGGGGTTGGAGCTACATTTTCATATATGTTATCAAATAGTGATCAGGATCCGGGATTAACTTGGACATCAATTTTGAACAATGGATCTTTACCATATGGATATAAGTATATAAAATCTCAGATTGGTCTTCAAAGTTCTTTGGTTGGTCCTACGATAACGAGTATACAAATTAATTATAATGATCCAGATACACCTACTTTTGCTTTGTTAGATTCAACTGAAAAATTTGATAAAGGTTCATACATATATAATACAATAAGTACAATAGATCTTTTAAAAATAAATTATCCATGGGGAGACCATTATATAGGAAATTATTTACCAAGACAATGTGGATGGATCCTGAACTATTATGGTGAACCTGAAAATTTATCTACATCTAATGGAATTTTAACGATGAGTGGTGTTGCAGATCCACATGGATATATAAAAGGTTGGGCATCAAAAGCATCTGTTCCAACAAGTCAGTCTTGTCATAGATGTAAAGTTAAATTAATTAGTGGATGTTTTATATTTGGGACATGCGATAGATCCTATAGCGGTAATCCATCAGAACATCGTGGGTTATGGATTTATCCAACATATATATGTTTTCAACATGGTGGTTCCGGCCCAGAGTATTGGTATTATTACTATATGGATACTACAGATGCATTTCATACATACGAATTTAGACAGATTGGTAGTGTTGAAACGAGTGTTTTTGTTGATGGTAATTTAGTTCTTACCGGCGTGCAAATATGGTGGTCGACAAGTGCTTTTCAAATGGGTATATATGGCACATCGGAAGCACAAGTTAGTTATTATAAACTTGTGAATGGTGCGTCTGTTGGTGGTGATGGCCTATATGAAACAAAGTGGCTTGATGTTTCAAAGATTCATTCAACCGATTTTGCATCAGATGATAAATGGCAAGTTGTAGATGCTATGGATATTCGTATTCCTACTCAAATATCGTATGGTTTAAAATATAATACTGTTGATAATTATGCCACGGCTGATCCTGTTGGAGATAGTAATTGGTATCCTGTTTATCCCGGTGTTCAAATTGAGCCCTATAGATATACGTGGGTTAGACTTAATTTTAATGATTCTACTCCTGAAAAGGTGGATTACTATAAATTTGATTACTATAAAGGGTATAACAAATTATACTGGAATAAAATAATTACACAGTCCGATGCGTTGATCAATGGAACAATACCATTAGTTACTTTACCTGAAATTGCATCCACAAGTATTGCTTGTGGTGATACTCAGTCATATATTATGTCAACAGTAGGTAATGGTGATATTTATATGATGGAGAATAGGGATGGTTTAACATCTACGGGATCGTGGCTTACGGCAAATGGTAATAATAATTGGGTGTCTCTATCTAAAGATATTAGAAATGGTAAATTAAAATATCTATATACCAATGGAAGTCAAAATATGTCAAATTTATATAGGTTGTTAATTGGTGAAACTGTTGTAGAAGACAAAGTTGCTATTGATGCTCCTGTCTTAAGGGGAGGATAAGAATGATAGTTTTATATTGGCAAAAAATAGACAATGTAGATAGATATCTTATATATAAATCAAAAGTTCCTGACAGAGATTTTGTTTTTACAGCATCCATCACAGATGATACGATTTATATTGACAATGATGTGTCTGTGGATACATACTATTATTACTATATTGTTGCATCTACTAATGGTGTAGAGTCTGTACCATCTGCTGTTGTTAGGCTTATTGATTTTTCCGGAAATAGCAAATCAAGTTCCGAGGTTTTTGGAGCGTATAAGAACAAATTTTATCGTGCATTTATTGATGCTTTGTGTGATGCAAATGTTTATAATAAAACAAAGAACATCTTGCCTTTTAATAAAGAACAAAATTATTTATTTTTAACCGATGATATTTCATCTGATCAAAATGTTAATGTGTTTTTAAACAACAAGATGGTTTTAAGCCAAAGATATACTCCTGATAAATCATATCTTTATGCTCAGGTTAATTTACCCTATGGTGATAATACATTTGAAGTCAGAGATCAATCAAATCAAGTTTTAAGAAGTTATCATTATACATCTCAAAACCTTTATACAATATTAGATGCTGTTTCTCAGAGTCTTTCTGATGTAGATGAAGATATAGGCAACATAAAGGGTAATCAAAGCATAAATAATGTTCTTAGTCAGGTAGTATATGATAATTTTGGATCATTTTTAGGGTTAAGGCAAAAAATAGAATGGACAAACGAAACACATTATATATTTGTTAGATCAATATTGATGGCCTGCTTAGAAAGTTCTACTGATAAAGGATTAAAGGATACAATTAGGGCTTTAACAGGCGTTGATCCTTATATATTAGAAAATTATAAGTCAAGTGATTTGGCTATTGCTCAGGAAGCAAATGATATTGATATTGTAAATGGAGATTTTAGTTTACCAATGGATGGAACAAATTGGCAGTTTGGTAGAGAATTTGAAAATGGGATAACAACATATGCTGAGTTTAATGCAGCAACAGTTAAAACTGCTGTAGATATAGAGTCAAGTCCTGGGGATGTTTCAATTCAGAAACAAATTTTATTTAGTGATGATTTTACTTCTGGAAGTTTAGTAGCAAATTGGAATAACAATGATACTGTTAATATAACTACAAGTGCAAATAGTTTAAATTTTGTTCAACCTCTTGTTGCCGGATATGGGAATTCAAGTATATATTGTAAAACAGGATTTGATGTGAGTTTAACTAAGGGCATATCTGTGCAAATGATAATAAATCAAACATCCGGTATATGTTTGTATGGAATTGTTAAAGGATATACAAAAAGTGATATAGGTTGTGCACTATATTTTTCTAATAATGGTGATATTAAATTATGTGAGAGTGGAGTTATTGGTTCGTCGATAGTGGGAACATATGTTCTTGGAAAATATTATCAGATTAGAATAGATATCGATTCAAGTAATGTGGTGAAATATTATATTAGAGGTCCTGGAAATGTTAAGGCAGATTTAAATGGATTAACATGGACATTATTAAATTCAAATGGTAGTACTGTTATTTTGTCAGGAAGTTATTCAGTAGGTATTGTGAATTATAGTGCTAATTCTATTGTAAATGATGTGTACATTTATAAACCACTTTATGCTTTTTCGGGTGATAGTATTGATCCATTTACGGGTGTTTCTCCCAAGGTTGTGATTGGTGGAAATATGGATAATACATATTATTTAAGATCTGGAAAAACAACAGCAGGGCTTAGACAATTAATGTCTTATGGAGGAACAGGATCTTTAACGAATGCTGAATATTCAACTGATGGTACATATTTGAATGCTTTTGATGATGATGGTTTATATTATATTTCTGGTGGAGGAGGAAGTACTTATGTTGGATTAAATATTTATAGATACGAAGGTCAAGATGAAAATAGATGGAGCTATCTTTATAGGACATGGACAATAAAGAGATTTATTAGTAATGTTTCTATTAAATATAGTGTAAGTGTAGATGCTTTTATAACAATGTGGGTGGATTTAGATATATTTTTAGATGGTGTTCATTATGGTACAAAAAGAATTGTTACTACTTCGGGTGGTATTCAAACATGGACTTTGCCCATTTCCTCTACGATTTCTTTTTCGGAAATAAAATTAAGAATCCTAGTAAGTCCGAGAGCTAATAATCCACATATTTTGACTGGGTATGTAAGAATTTATAGTATGAATATTACTGCAAATGAATATGTTCCTGTTGCTTATGATGGTTTTGAATTGGATCAGAGTATTGCAATTCCATCTATTTATGCAGGTAAATTTTATAGCACTCTTTACAGTTCTTTACCAAGTGGAACTTCTGTGAAATATTATATAACATATTCTAATGAAAGTTCTTCTGCTATAAGATGGACAGGAGGATACTATGGCAATAATTCTGTTTTTAATAATGCAACGTCTTCTCCTGTGGTGTATCCTACAGTAAATTCATGGATAGATGAGATTACACCGAGTTATGTATTGAAAAATGCGAGATATGCTTTGGTGATTCCATATTTTGTATCTGATGGTGGAGATACTCCAATTCTTTCAAATATTTCATTGTTGTATTGTCAGATAGCAACCATTATTAATAGATTAGATTTAGGTGGAACTCCAAGGACTAATGGTATTTTTACTGAACAATCGGTTAAACCTGAGGGAACGAGTATAACATATAAATATAAATATTCCTCTGATGGTATTTCTTATTTGCCTGCAATAGGTTATAGTGTATTAAATAATTCTCAAATTTTGCCTTATAGATTTTTAGAAGTAGAAGCCGATCTTTCTACTAATGATCCATATTTTACCCCCACTTTAAATGGGTGGTTTGTTTCATATTCTAACCAACTTTCATCTGATGCCGGTATTTTTATTGATGAAAATAATGGAGCTGTTGCTGTGCCATCTTTAAGGTTAACAGAATATGGAAATACGAAAACAACGTATCAGACGGTAAGCGGTTTGACCGATACGCCATATGTTGCTTCATTTTTTGCAAAATCGGACATCGAAGAAGATAATAATGTTAAAGTAAAAATTAGAAATTCAACTTTGGATTATGATATAATTACAAAAACTGTATCTGCAACTTCGACGTGGGTAAGATATACGGTTCCATTTATGATATTTGAGCCTTTACCAATAAGAATTGAATTAACCAAGAATACATCCACTGTAGGAAATGTGTGGTTTGATGATATTAGAATTGATCACGCAAATTATATGTATAACAGCCTTGCAAGGCTGTTGATCTATAATGCTGATATGTTTGTAAATAATGAAACTGTAACTAAGGGCGTAGCCTATGGATATGATAGTTTACTAAATACAAATATTACGCCAATGTTTGATAAATCAGGGATTTATAGTGTTGAAGATAGTATCGGTATAGTTTATCGGGAGAACGAAGATTTTGTTGTAGATAGAACGAATGGGTATATCGATTGGTACGTGCCATCTGCCAATGCTGTAGAGTCTTTGGATCAATCTTACGATGAAACAAATAGAGATAGTGATAATGTTTTAAGAAATACATCTGCAACAACAAAATTGGGACAGAGTTTTAGAGTATCTACTGTGGGAAAATGCAGTAAAATAGGATTATATTTAATGGGTGTTGGAACACCTGTTGGAACTTTGAGTGTTGATATATGCGAAGATAATGCAGGTAATCCAGGAACAGTTCTTGCGACAAGTCAAAATATTAATGCACAGGACATTAGTACTACAGCGAGACAATGGATTGATTTTGTATTTTTGGAGGCAGATAGACCGACATTGAGACCAAATGAAACATACCATATTGTTTTAATCTCAACATACGATTTTAGTGTCTCTGACTATGTGCAATTAGGAATTGATACGATAAAGTTAGGTTACAGTGATGGGAATTTTGAGAGATATAATGGAACAAGTTGGATTGCAGATCTTTTGATAGATTCTGTATTTAAGGTCTATCTTTATTACTCTGGGGGTAGCAAACAACCTATGACAAATTCGCAGTACACTGTTTCTTATTCCTATATTCCAAAAGATATTTATGAAAATATGGTAAATCTTATTAAGCCTGCACACTTGAGAATTGAGAATAAGTACTATATGCAGGATGGAAAGTCAGAATCGGCTCATGATTATGGGTTGTGGGATATTGATGAGTTTGAAGATTGTGGATGGAAATAATAAAATAATAGATAGGAGGTATGTATGGCATTTTCAGTTCCTTATATTTTTACGCCAAGCACGGCAGCAGTTCCATCTTTGATAAAATCATCAGAGGTAAATTCAAATTTTAGTTGCATAACCCAAGTGCTTGTAGATATAAATGGAGGTCACAGGCACGATGGCGTAGATTCTCGGCTTATAGATATGAAATCAGGTCTTGCAAGAATTTCTACTCCGGGAGGAACATGGTCAGTGCTTTTTGGTGAGGCGTTTCCAAGTTCTTTAAGTTTTACAGTTGTTACAACGGCTTTAACATCGTCTACTCCGGCTTTAACTACCACGAGTGTATTGATTACTACGGATCCATGGTGTTGGAGTAATAGCGGATTTTCTATGACAGCGGTTTGGGCATCGGATAAAAATTCTGCAAAGTATGATGGAACGACAATTCCTTATCCTGTTCAGTGGGTAGCAGTTCCATTTAAACCTTAAAAATTTGACAAATGATAATTTGTGTGCTATACTATTAAAAGTTTGAAAAATAATGCATTGGGAGGAAATAAAAAGCAATGGAAAAAGAAATATCCGAGGAAATTAAGAGAAAATATTGTGCCGAAGGTATTCATTTTTTAACACAGTATAGGGGTTGTAGATGTTTGTACCTTAATAATGCTCACAAAATAGACAAAGTTGTTCGTAAATCTTTTAAAAAAAATGGTTTTCATTGTATGAAAAGTGATTGGGCTCAACATAAACCTTTTGGCAAAACAGTGACTTTTATTTTAGAAGAAAGTTCTCTTGTTGTTGGTACATCTCCTGAATTGAATTATGTTACAATAAATTTACATATTTGCGGTGGAAATGTAAAAGGATTTATGAGGGATATGCGAAGATTTTTTAAACCTAAAAAAGTTGAAAGCGAGAAGCCTTATATTATACACAGGGTTAAGGAGATGGACAACAATGGGTAATATTATTTCAGATACAATTTATAATGTGTTGTATGCAAAGAAAGATGAAGAATTGAATAAAGAGGTTGATATGGAAATAGCAGATAAAGTCAAGACAATTAATACGCCTCAGGGTTTAACTCTTGAAGGTGTAAAAATTGATCTTACAAATTGTAGGAATTGGAAACGTATTGTAATACATCATGCTGCTCAAAAAGATAGTGATACGTATAATGATTGGGCTGGTATAAAAAAATATCAAATGTCTTGGCGGTATAATGGCAATGTGATCACAGAAGAAAAAGCAAAAGAATTGATTGCTCAGGGTGTTAAGGGAGTTGAATCTCCTGATTTAGACATTGCTTATCATTTTGGGTATGAACACGTTGTAGGGCAACCTGTATTGCAGATAGGAAGACCATTATCTATGATGGGGGCACATACAAAGGGTGGATATAATGTAGATTCAATAGGATGGTGTAGTGTTGGAAATTTTGATTCTGTGCCTATACCGGATGATAGTTTGGGTTTAATGGTGAGATGCTTGAAATCAATGATTAAATATTTTAATATTCCAATTGATTATGATCATGTTTTAGGTCATTGGGAATCGTTTATACAATTAGGAAAAGCAAAAACAAAAGAAGAAGCATGGACAAATTTTAAAACTTGTCCAGGGAAAACAGTAGATTGTGATAATGTGCGTAAGTTATTATTATAATAAGGAGAAGTAAAATGGATTTAAAGACGAAAATAATTATTGGATTGAGTGTTGCATGTATTATATTGGGATCTATTTGTGGTATGTATTATAACAAATGGAAATTAGCATCTACCATGCAAATATCTTTATCCGGAGAATTGTTTCAAGCCAAAGAAACGATTGTTCAATTAAAGCACGATGTGGCTAATGTGCCGAAAGAAAAAATAAAGACTGTGATAAAAATAGTTCCTGAGTATATAAATGTGGTAAAAGTAGATACAAAGACAATAGGTAATACTGTTTACATTACAACGACCATTACTCAGTCGTTAAAAGATACTGAAATTATATTAATTATAAAAGAAGATGGAACAGTTGTAAGTAATCAGCAGAATGTAACAGTAATTCATAATGAAAAGGAATTTGGGTTTGTGTGTAGTAATGCTCTGTCAGTTGTTTATTCTCCTGCCATAGGAGTACAACCGGCATATTCATTTAGATTTTTTAGGTTATGGCCTGTATATGTGGGTGTTAGCGTAAACCATAAAATGTTGGGAGCGGATGTTTCGTGGAAGTTTTACAAGAATGTTTCGGCAGGAATCGGTTATGGTGAGATGCTCAATAATGTGCAGGCGAATCAAATAAATTTTGTACCATCAATATATGTTTTAGGATCTGTGTCTTTTTAAGTTGCTCTAAAAATAATTGGGCAAACAAAAGAACCCAGGACCTAAAAATCCTGGGTTTTTTATTTTTAGAGGATTTCTCTTGACTTTTTCTTTAAAGTATGCTATAATATAGGTGTAGGATGAGATAGGAAGTTTGTGAAAAGAGGGGGATATATGAAAAATCAATTGATTGGGATAATTTTAGTGTTAGGCGTGATATTGTGGTGTGGTAAAGCAGCCGGGCAGTCTATTTATTATGAGATGGAGATAAATGTGGTTAATAATTATATTTGCGATAAAACTCTTAATTCTAAATCAGAACATGGAAATTATAGAATATGTAATGTTGTAGAATCTAATGAATATGATCAAAGCAGATTATCATTTCTTTTATCTCCGGAAGTTCATATTATTGGAGTTGATTTTGATATAGTTGCTCTTGCTTTAAGATTTGAAAAATTTATTACTCCCGAAATAAGATTTTCGCCATATATGTTTAAAGTAAATAATAGAGAAATAGATGTTAAGGCATATCCTTTCATAGAGGTAACGAAGGATTATTTTAGAACAGGTGGCGATGTTAAAATATCTTTAAAGACTAATTGTGGTATTAATGTGGTGATTGGATATACTTATTTTTGGGGTAAGACCTATGGAGAAACGGATGAAAGTGGAGATTATTTAACATATACGTTTTGGGGACAAAATATAATATTTGGTTGTGATTATAAATTTTAATTATGGATAAAAGATTTCTCTTGACTTTAGGTTAAAAGTGTGCTATAATATATGTGTAGGAAATAAAGAAAGACTTGAGGATGGGATAGGGGATTTAAAGAAAAGGAGGATCAAATGAAAAGGTTAATAGGAATGGTTTTGGTGGTAGCAATGGTAGGTTTGGTTGCAAGTCAGAGTTTTGGTTTTGAGTGGAAGGTTGAAAGTTTTTTATTGCCCGGAATTAATCAGGCAATGCAGGGAAAATGGGTGGATGCAGGAGTTTGTTTTGTAATGGATACCATTTTGATTGCATATGCGGTTACTCCTATTGAGAAAACTGTTTATTTATCTCATGCACCCGGCGACTATGTGGTAGTTAGAGATTATGTTCCGCTTATTGCCGGTGTTTGTGGGTATGTTGGAATGGGTGTCATAGCAAATGTTGGATATAATCAGAATGTAGGATATAATCAAAACCTTATTTCTTGCAGGATAGAGTTTTAATGTAGAAGATTATAAGGTAGAGAATATAGTATAGGGGAGGAGAGTAATGGCAGATGAATTAGAATTTGAAGGTAGTGGAAATGGTGTTAAGTTTGAATTAAATGAAAAAGTTATTGTAAGAGATGAGGGGATTGGAAGACATGATTATACAGATACTATTGTAGAGATAACAAAGGGTGGAAATTATAAAACAAGTAAGGGTACTATTTACAATTCTGATGGCCATTTGCGTGGCAGAACAGGTTATAGTTCTCCATATATTGTAAAATGTACACCTAAAGCATTGGATGAGTTGTTGAGAGAAAAATATATAAGGATGTTGCCTCGTTATGAATGGGAGGGACTATCATTAGATCAATTAAAGAAAATAGTAGAAATGATTAATAGTTTTGAAAATAAATAAAGAATGAAGGGGGAGGGATGTTATCGGGTAAACAAGCATTAGAATTTTTGGAAATGGCGATTAAAGGGAAATCTTGTCCCTGTGGAGAAATGACAGATAAATATTATATAAAATATGGCGAAAGTTTCTGCACAAAACATTGTCCTTTGGCATCACATATAGATAATATATTTTCAACCATAGAAGTTTTGTGTTGTGGTAATTTAAAAAAACATAAGTTCAAGCGTGAAATTATGGCAGGTATAATTCGTTCATTAATAGTGCAGAGATATTTAAAGTAAATTTAATGAGATGAGGGGGATTAAATGACAGCAAGATTTATTAGACCGGCATCTGTACGTAAGTTGTGCAAGGATCACAATAAAAGGGTATCTAAGTCGTTTCTTTTGGGGTTAGATTGTTTTGTTCAAAGAAAAATTGAGAGTGCTTGCAGGATAACACCAATGGGAACATTAAGGGAAGAAGTTTTTATAGTAAAGTGAATGAAATAAATATGGATGGGGGGATTAAGTGAGTGGTAAAAATGAGAAAAACAATAATAAGATAAAAAGTAAGATTGGAACTGAAAATTATGAAAAAGAAGAAATTCGTAAATTATATAGCAGTCCTTTACCACAATGGTTGGAAAGGGCAATTAGTGAAGATGAGAATGAATGGCATCTTTGTACAGAAAATGTTCCTGAACTTATTGTTAGAGAGTTAGATTTTAAAGTTGTTGACACAGAAGAAAGAATCATGCGTATTTTATTGTATAACTTAGGTGTATTTCTTATTAAAAAATCTTTGGAAAGATTAGATAAGGATGAAGCCTTTGTTATTAAAAATAGATTGGGTATTAATAATAAGAAAATGCACTCAAGATCATTGAGAGAGATTGCAACAAGAAGTAGATATTCGGAAGAAAATATACTTCATATATATAATAAGGCTTTGGTTAAGGTGGATAATGAGGTAAAGTCATTAGTACGTGTAATAGGAAAAAGAGAACGTATTTAATAAAAAATAGGTATAAGGGGGGAAGAATGAAAAACAGTTTAATACCTTATGTTGTAGAGCAGACAAGTAAGGGAGAAAGATCTTACGATATTTATTCAAGGCTTTTAAAGGACAGGATTGTGTTTATCGGAGATGGCATAGAGAATAACATGGCGAATGCTGTTGTGGCTCAGTTATTGTTTTTGGAAGTTGATGATAAAGAGAAAGACATTTTTTTGTATATTAATAGCCCTGGTGGAATTATAACGGATGGTATGGCCATATATGATACAATGAGGTTTATAAAGCCGGATGTTTCAACTATCTGCATTGGTCAATGTAGTAGTATGGCTGCCATTTTGCTTGCAGCCGGGGCAAAGGGTAAAAGACTTGCATTGCCAAATTCCAAGATCATGATTCATCAACCGCTTGGTGGAGCCAAAGGTCAGGCAACAGATATTCAGATTCAGGCTGCTGAGATCTTAAAAGAAAAGAAACGTATAGTGGACATTTTGGCAAAAATCACAGGTAAAAAGGCAAGTGTTGTAGAAGCAGACATGGAAAGGGATCATTTTTTATCTCCTACTGAGGCTTTGGAATATGGCTTGATTGATAAAATAATTGAAGAACGATAGATTTCTCTTGACTTTTACCATTTTTTATGCTATACTATAGGTGTAGGATGAGATAAGGGATTAAAATAAAAAGGGGGAAAAATGACAAGAACGGATTGTAAGAATGTAAGAGAGGTTGCAAACGAGGTATTGACTAAGGCATTCAACAAAATGGGATTTAAGTTTAACGGTGTAGGTCATATGGGTTTTGATAATGGATCTCTTTCTTTTAAGGTTGAAGTTTTTAATTCAGATGATTCTTTCGCTGAAAAAATAAACAATGAATTAATGGGTACAGGGTTTAAATATGGAGAAGAAGTGACTGTTCGTGGGTTGAGTGGTAGTTGCAAGGTTGTTGGAATAAAAAGAAGTGGTTCTTTATTAGTTGAAGATGAGATGGGTAATAGATATAAAATTAATGCTACAAGATTGAACGAGATTAAAAAAGTAGCAGAAATAAAGGGATAATAAGATGAGGATTAAAGATCTGATAAAACAAGCAAATGAAGCATTGAAAGTACATGGTAATGTGGAAGTGGAAATTTTCGTTAAAGATTTAGATGATTCTTATGCTCTTGATATTAAATGCGGAGTTAAGAAATACCCAATGGTCAAAGAGAAATTTTTTGTAATTGAAGATAGGTAGGGGGAATTAAAATGAATTTTCCACAGGAATTGATAGGTATTTGTAAAGTGTTTCAAGCCAATGGGTTTGAGACTTATATTGTAGGTGGTTCAGTTAGGGATATTATAATGAAAAAAGATCCAAAAGACTATGATATAACGACTTCGGCCTCAATTTCTGATGTTGAGCGATTATTCCCTGAATGTTACTCCACAATAGGTAAAAATCGTGAGGATTTGGGTACAAGAGCGATTAAGAGGGGTGAAATGGTATATGAGATTACTCCATATAGAAAAGATGGCTTATATGTGGACAATAGGCATCCGGAGAGTGTAGAATTTGGAGTTTCCTTAAAGGATGACCTTTCAAGGCGGGATTTTACTATGAATGCCATAGCAATGAATCCTTTAACAGAAGAAATTATAGATCCTTTTAAGGGTAGAGTAGATATAGAAGATCATATTGTAAAGTGTGTTGGTGATGCCGATATAAGGTTTCAAGAGGATGCTTTAAGAATTTTAAGGGCAATCAGGTTCCAATCCCGACTTTGTTTTGGATTGAGCAATAAGACATTAAAGGCAGTTATTAATAATCGTTATTTATTGGACAATATTAGTCAAGAACGGAAACGAGATGAATTAGTGAAGATATTAAGTGGAAAGTATTTATCACTTGGATTGGAATATATGTTTGATACCAAGGTGTCTGATTGTTTATTGCCTGAGTTAAATAAATGTAATGGCGTTGAACAACAATTCGAGCATCATAGATATGATGTATTTAAGCATTGTATCGAATGTTGTAAACAATTACCAAAAGAAAAACCGTTATTAAGGTTGGCAGGTCTTTTGCATGATATTGCAAAGCCGGAATGCAGGACTGTTGTAGACGGCAAGATTCATTTTTATGAGCACGAAGAAAAATCCGCATTAATGGTAGAAGAAATAATGAAAAGATTTAAGTTTTCTACTGATGAAATAAAATATGTTGTTTTATTGGTTAGAGAACATATGGTTATGTACGATAGAGGATGGAAAAAATCTTCAATTAGAAGATTAATTGCGAGGGTTGGTAGAGAAAATATTTTAGATCTAATTGAATTAAGAAAAGCAGATATTTTGTCACGTGGAGTTGTTAAGCATTTAGACGATGTGAATGAATTATATGCAAGAGTTATTGAGGTTTTAGATGAAAAGCCTGTACTGAAAGTTTCTAATTTGGATGTTAATGGCGAAGACATTATGAAAGAATTTGATGTGGCGCAAGGTAAAAAGGTTGGAGAGATCTTAAAAGCAATGCATGATGCAGTTTTGGAAGATAGGGTTAAAAATGAAAAGGAAGAGTTAATTAAATATATAAGGGGGATGATAGTATGAAAAAATTAATAACAGCAGTTGTGTCGAAGATTTTGTGTATTTTTATTAATGCACTTTTTATTAAAATTTTATGGAATTGTATAATGATAGATTTTGGTATGCCAAAAATAACATTTTGGAAATCAGTTGGGTTGATATACCTAATTGGATTTCTTTTTACTAACGTTTTATCTGTAATCGAAATATATATCAAAAAGGGGAAAGTAAATGAGTAAATCAGCATCAATACAAAAAATTTTAGATATACAGCCAATTGCCAATGCAGATGCAATTGAAGTTGCAACGATATTGGGTTGGAAAGTTGTCATTAAAAAGGATAGTTTTAAAGTTGGAGATATGTGTGTTTATTGTGAAATAGACACAGTTTGTCCGGAAAAGCCTGAGTTTGAGTTTCTTAGAGATAAAAAATTTAGGATAAGAACTTGTCGTCTCCGTGGACAAATATCGCAAGGCATTTGTTTTCCGATGTCTATATTGCCTGAGGGAAGTTATGTTGAAGGACAGGATGTTTCAGAATTAGTTGGAATTATTCATTATGAAAAACCGATTCCATTAAATATGTCAGGATTAATAAAAGGAAGTTTTCCAAGTTATGTGCCTAAAACAGATGAGATTATGATACAATCTGATCCAAGTCTTATAGAAGAATTAAGAAATAAAGATTGTTATATCTCATTAAAAATAAATGGTACATCTGCAACATTTTCTATTTTTAATGGCGAAATTGATGTATGTTCTCGTAATATATCTCTTAAAGAAAGTGAGGGGAATATTTATTGGAAAATGTTTAAAGAAAATGACATAGAGGGTATTTTGGGGAGATGTGGTAAAAATATAGCAATACAGGGGGAAATTGCCGGCCCAGGAATACAAGAGAATATGTTGCAACTTGAAAAACATAAGTTATTTGTATTTAATGTGTATGATATTGATAAGGCTGAGTATTTAGGATATTCTGAATTTATTGAATTTTGTGAGAAGAATAATTTAACAACAGTTCCAATTATATGTAATGATCTTATATTTGATCTTACACTTGATCAGTTGTTGATAATGGCAAAGGGTTTTTATCCGGATACTAAAAATCATAGAGAAGGAATAGTTATAAGGCCATTAATGGAAACTTATAGTAATGTGCTTGGTGGCAGATTGAGTGTTAAAGTTTTAAATAATGATTATTTAGAGAAGGAAAAATAAATGAAATGTGCTCATGATGATGGTGTAAAACCATTATGGAAAGATCGGAAATTTGAAAAAATTGGGTGTATAGGTTGTTTTAAATATTATGAATGTGCCGGATTACCAAACCCTAAGGATGAAAAGTATAGGAAAAAAGAAGGATATTTAGATGCATTAGATATGACAGAAGAAGATAGTTTTGGAAATTATGTGGTAGCAGAAGATGGAAGTATTGTTATAGATCCTGATTATAATGATGATGGCAAGCATACTCATTCGGTTAAAAGGGGTTAGAAATATGTTAAAGGTAATAGAATTTTTAAAAGAGCATACATTGGAAGATCTGCATATAAAATATGCCATAGATATTAAACGTCACGGCAGGTATAATAATCTTGTGCTTTTGAAATATAATGCGATAGATTCCCCAATGGGAGAAGAGATTGTTCAGGAATGTCGTGGTTTAATTCTTGATGAGAATAAAGATTGGGAAATAGTGTCTTGTCCTTATTTTAAGTTTTTTAATTATGGAGAAAGAGAATCTGAAAAAAATATAGATTGGACAACGGCAAAAGTGTATGAAAAGATTGATGGATCTTTGATGACTTTATATTGGTATGACAATGAATGGCAGGTATCATCTTCCGGTATGCCTGATGCTCAAGGAGAAGTTAGTGATTTTGGTTTTACATTTGAAAAATTATTTTGGGATGTATGGGAAGAATTGGGGTATATATTGCCCAAAGATACAAGTAAGTGTTATATGTTTGAATTAATGACTCCATATAATAGGATAGTCGTTCAGCATAAGAAAAATAGCATTGTATTGCACGGAGTGAGAGATCTTAAAACTTTAAAAGAATTGGATCCTTATTTTATTGCTCTTAAACATGAATGGCAATGTGTTTGTACTTTTAGTTTAAGAAATCTTGATGAGATTTTAACTGTTTGTAAAGAATTGAATCCTATTGAAAGCGAAGGATACGTGGTTTGTGATGCTAATTTTAATCGTATTAAAGTTAAATCACCCCAATACGTTGCTCTTGCACACATTAAAGATGGAATGTCTGTAAAACGTATTCTTGAAATTATCAGAGCAAATGAAAGTGATGAATTCCTTAATTATTTTCCTGAATTTAAAGATCTATATAGAGATATAAAATTAAAATATGATAACTTTGTTTCTGAAATGGAAAAATTTTATTCTAAGATTAAAGATATTCAAGATCAGAAATCTTTTGCGCTTGAAGCCGTTAAAAGTAAATATCCTGCAGTATTGTTTTTCCTAAAGAAAAATCCTGAGAGCACTGTGAAACAATATCTGTCACAATCCAATGTCAATCATTTTATGGAACGATTGGAGTTGAGGTAAAAATGAGAAGAGCGTTCATGAAATCTGATAAGTTTTCAAGACGTAGCAAGGAATACATAGCAAAGGGTGTAATAGAAGCGTGTAAATTTTGTAAAAAACAGGATTGTAATGGAGAATGTTGGTATTATTGTGATAATGCCAAGTGTGAAATAAGAAAAGATAAATTTATAAAAAACTTGGCAAGAGCAATAGTGTTTTCAGCATCAGAGAGTGCTAATGCTAAAAAGATTGTTAAGTATTATTATGGGCAGATCAATGCATCAACAGAAGAAGATAAGATTGATTCGCAGGAATGGTTGGATGAGGATAATAAATATTTTAGATGGCTATGTTATATTGGAGGACTTGATTATAGATGTCATGTTTTTAAATGATGGGATATGGTGAAAAAATGGTAAAATATAAGGAGAATATTATATGAAAGTTAAAAATTATAAATATAGGTGTAAGAATTGTGTGTATTTGCGTGGCGTTGATATGAAACATAAAGACGAAAAAATGTTTTGTGAAATCCATAGAAAGAATTGTGAAGATATAAAGTTTTGTAAGGATTCTTGTTACCATAATTATTCAGGACAATAGGGGGTATAATGATTATCGTGGGAGATTTGCATGGTAGGATAGATATTTTAAAAAGAATATTAAAGCAGTTTAAAAATGAAAAGAAACTTTTTTTGGGTGATTATGTGGATTCTTTTGTGCGTCCGGATTGTGATATTATTGATACGGTCAAGGCAGTTTTGGACAGTGATGCCATATTGCTTGTAGGAAATCATGAGTTTAATTATTGCGGGCCTTTTGCTGATAAAATTAAGAATGGAGAGATTAGTTCTTATTGTAGTGGATTTGAAAGATCGAGATTTTCTGAGTTAAACGGATTGTTAGAGAAAAATAAGGATAGATTTAAGTTGGGTCATTTTAGTGATAACGTATTATATACGCATGCAGGAGTTACACAAGAATGGATAGATTTTTCTTGTGATCAGGGATTATATGAAAATTGGCAAGATGGTTTATCGTGGATTACGGAAGCAAAGCCGTTTGATCTAAGCATACACAATAGAGTGTTTAAATGTGGGTGCCGTGGTGGAGTAGCCATGTATGCAGGTCCATTATGGTGTGATTATAGATATGAGTTTAAGGCAATAAAAGGGCTAAATCAGATTTTTGGACATACGCATGTTCCGGGTATTTTCGAGTATGATCCAATAAGGTGTGGGAGTAAGGAATCAAGAAATTTTTGTATAGATTGTTTAGAAGCCGGTTATGATCAAGTTATGGATGTATGCACGATGTCAAGTGGAGATCTTTATTGTGGGATTAGGGAGATAGAAAAATAAAGGGGGATCTAATATGGGCATAAGATCAAAATACGAAAAAGTATCTATTCCGACTAAAAGTAAATTAATGAGATTGATAGAAGAGGGTGGTAGAGAACAAGTAATGAAAATATATGGCATATCTCATAGTACTGTGGGTAATTGGTGCCGAAAGAAAGGTGTTAAAAGGGTATTAATGAAAGATTTTGATAAATAAGATTTTCCTTGACTTTTGGTTAAAAGTGTGCTATAATATATGTAGGATGGGATAGGGGACTTAAAGAAAAGAGGAGGATATAATGCAGAAATATAGTTTTGATAAGAGTTCTTATTATTGGCATTTGAAAATTCACGAAGCAGAAGGACATATTGATTGGGTTTTTTTTAGTTTTGCAGGAATAATGGTTTGGGTGATGGTTTCTTTATTGTTTTGTTTCTAAATGGAGGATAAGAATGGAAAAGGTAAAGCCGGAATGTAAATTATTGGGAGAAGATGGAAATGTGTTCAATATCATTTGTTTGGTTAGTAGAGCATTAAAAAAGGATGAACAGGAAGATAAAGCAAAAGAATTTCGTACGAAAGCAATGGAGTGCAGTTCTTATGATGAAGTTTTGAGACTGACCGATGAATACGTGGATGTTTGTTAGGGGGATAAACATGAAGCAGAGAACAATTAGAAAGATCGTAGAAAAATCGTATCCAATGGTGGGAATTAGTGGTAGAGGTTTAACTGCTCTTGATACGCACAACAAACAAAAGAAGAGGAAATATTGGCGTAAAATGACAAGAAGAGAATTGGATTTTGTAAGGCCATATGTTCTTATGGAAAGGAAGAGAAGGCAAGAATATTTTAATAAAGTATGGCAAGAAGATGTTTTTGATGATTCTACTTGGGGTGGTTCTATCGTAAGAACAGAAGGACAGGAATTGGAAGATGTAAAGAAATTAGAAAGAAAAATGATTGACGGATCTATTAATAATTGATTTTTTGATATAGGGAGAATTAATGAGAAAGATAGAACATTATCGTTGTTATTGGATTGTAAAGTGTGATAAAAAAGATGTAGAGATGGGAACGGTTAGCAAAGAGGGATTTTGTACTGTTGATTGCGGTGGTAGTGTAATAGGATGTGGTTTTGATAGTGTTGAAGATGCAAAAGAGAATATCAATGCAAGATTTGGTAATAACGTGTAAATGAATATAATGGAGAGTTGGGCGAGAGGCTTATGCCGGCAGTTTGCTAAATTGCTAATCTTTAATGAGATTCGACAGTTCAAATCTGTCACTCTCCGCCATTTTATATAATTAAAATCTGGATGTGGGCTAATGGTAAGCCTCTCGGCTTGGAACCGAGACATTCATACAGGTTCAAGTCCTGTCATCCAGACCACGGGATTGTGGTGTAATAGTAGCACAATAGATTGTCGATCTATTAGCGTCGGAGCGTAACCGATCAGTCCCGCCATTGAAAATTGAGGAGATTTTAAAATGAATTTATGGAATTTAGCAAGAAAAATGAATTTAGTTGAAGTAGGCAATGCAACAAGAGACACTATACATTTAAAACGAGGTCAATTGGTTGTTTTATCTACTACGACAGGGGACGATAGAATAATGATACATGCATATTCAAAAAAATATGGTAAGTATTCAAAATTTTGGACATATAAAAGGGATGTTCATAATTGGAGGATAGTACAGAATAGATTTAAAAATATAAATGATAAAGATTTCAATTGTTATTATTGGAGTTCCGATTTAGAAAAATTATGGATCACGTTGAAACAAATATATGGTAAAATATATTTAATGAATATTTTAAAGAAAAACGACCCATACTAAAACGCAGATAAAGTGCCTGTGAATAAATATAGAACAGATAACGCATTTATCTCGTGGGTCGATAATGCCGTAGATTACATTTGGTATGTTAAGCGGTCTGTAAAACCGTGTCTCTTAGAGGCAGATAGTTCAATTCTATCCTACGGCACCACGCGTTCGTGGCATAATGGCTGTGCACCACCCTTTTAAGGTGGCTTAAGTGGGTCCGATTCCCACCGAACGCACTTAATAAAATAAGGAGTTATATGAAAAAATTAAAAGACATATATTTCGGGTATTTAGCACATTGTATGTATAGTCCATTAAAATGTGGAGGACAAAATTTTAATATAAAGAAAAATAGAGACGATTTTAATAAAGCACAAAAAGATTTAGATAAAAAACAAAAAATTGAATTAATGAAATATATAAAGAAATATAAAAAAGAACTTAAAAGTATTGGAATAATATGAAAAAATTAAAAATTGGTCTTGATTTTCATGGTTGTATAGATAGATCTCCTGAAACATTTTCTGTTTTAAGTAAAATATTAGTTGATTCAGGAAATGAAGTCCACATAATAACAGGAAGCAGGATAAATGATGATTTTAAAAATAGATTAGTTAATGAATATAAAGTGTCCTATACTCATTTATTTTCAATAGCAGATTATCATGAAAGTTTAGGAACACAGGTCAAAAATGATGTTAATGGCAATCCATATATGGAATCATATTTATGGGATAGGACAAAGGCCGATTATTGTGAGAGGGAAAATATAGATTTACATATTGATGATTCGGATACTTATGGAAAACATTTTAAAAAAACATTATATATGAGGTTAGAAAAATGATATTTTTTGAAACATTCTTTACAATAATTGGTGGAGTTGCTATAATTTGGCTTGTGATTATTTTGCTTGATAAGGATTATGAGAGAAGGAAACAGAAAGCGTATGAAGATTTGAAAAAAAGATTGGAAGAATATGATAAATAAATATGGCCCCATCGTCTAATGGCAGGATAACAGATTTTCAATCTGTATGTAGGAGTTCGATCCTCCTTGGGGCTATTTCGCCTCTTTAACACTAATGGTTAGTGTGCAGGCCTGAAAAGTCTGAAAACTGAGTTCGATACTCAGGGGAGGCATTGTGTGTCAGAAGGCGAAAAGTGAGCCAAACGGCTGTGGCCCGTTTATGAGAGAGGGTAGTACTCTCCTGACACCCCAAATTTTATAAGGAGGAGTTTTGATTTTTTTAAATATTTTTATTATAGTAATGGTTATTATAGGATTAGGAAGAATTATTCCTTATTGGTTTACAGAAACTCATCGCCCATTTATTATAAGTAAGCAAATTGAAGGCGATAAAGCATGTAATGACAATAGGGATAATAAATTTATTTGTTATGAGTCGCTGCCAATGTTTTTTATTGGATATGAAACAGTAGAAAGTCCTTTTATGCAATTGTGGCATAAGTTATTTAATAAAGATGATGGGAGATTGAGAAATGATTAAAAAGAAAAAAATTAAGATTAAAATGAATGTATGTAAGAAATGTGGGGCAATTGCCAATTTTAAATTAGAGGATTCCTGTCCAATATGTTATTTGAGAATTGATATGCTTAAACAAAGGAGGAAGTAATGGTAATAAAAGAAAAGACAATGAATGAAACAGAAAGTACAAAAGATGTATTGTGTGATATTTGTGGTAAGAGTACAAAAAAGAGCGATGGATTTGATGAGTTTGAATATGCAATCTTAACTGCTGCATGGGGATATCAATCAAAAAAAGATGGAGAGTCTTGGGAGTGTGCCCTATGTGAAGATTGTGCTGATGAATTTAAGAAATGGGTGGAATTAAAAGGTGGAAAGATTATAGTTAAAAATTGTTTTTAGAATGAGCCGGTATGGTGGAATGAATACACGTATGCCTTAGAAGCATATGCCCTATGGGATTGTAGGTTCGACTCCTACTACCGGTACCAAATTGGAGGAGATAATGGAACAGACTGAGGCTGAAAAACAAGATAAAAGAATTGCAGATGCTTTGGATTATGCAGAAGAGCATCCGGATATTAAGGTATCTACTCTACAGAGAAAATTTAAGATAGGATTTAATACAGCAATGCGTCTTTTGGATGCTGTGAAAAAATAATTCTGATTTTTGTTGGTGAGGGGGGGGTATAATGGTAAATGTGAAAGATTTTGGTAAGGATCATTGGAGTTTATTGGCATACGTAGAAGATTGTTGTGTAAATAGTCAAGAAGGAACGGGAGAATTAGATCGTTTGAGAATGAGATGTAATTCAGAGAGACATCCCTTGTTAGTTGCTTTTCGTGGTCCTATGGGAAAATGGCAAGAGTCTTATGGTACAAGGCTTAAGGGATATTGGAAGGAAGATGGTACGGAAAATTTAAAAAGAAAATTGTGTAGTCATGATGATTGGGATTGTTTGGATGATTTGGATGATAATGGTTTTATAGAAACACTCAGTATGGTTAATGGCCTTGTAGTGATGACAGAAATGGGTTTGGGTGTGGCTTCAAAATTAAGAGAGCATAAGGCAGAAGGTGGTATGTTTGCTAATTTTAATATATAGGAGGGGAAATGAAAGTAAAGATAAACGGAAAGATGACAGAATGTCCGACTGATCATCAAATATTGGAAGTTTGTGATGCCATGTATGCTCTCAATGAAGATAATTTTCATCCTTATAAGTTTATTCATTTGTCAAGGAAAAGTTGTATAAAAAATCACGGAGATTGGGTAAAAGAGTTTTGGGATTTAAGAAAAAAATTAATAGATTGTAAATGTTTATAATTGAGGTGTAGCATGAGTCAGTACTGTGAAGATTGTGGTTGTAAAATGTCCGGAGGTATATGCTCAAATTGTCATGAAGAATTATTTATAATGGAAAACCAATCTGATTGCATTGACTTTCCATTATCCGAAGAATTTTTGCAAAAAGCAGACAAACAAAAGGAAGAAACACGAGAAAGTAGGGAAAAATACTGGAAAGAAAAGAATGAAGAATTTAAGGTGGAAAAATGAAGAAATTAATTTGTTTGATATTCGGACATAAATGGCAAAAATGGTGGACATCTCTTTATGTTTATTATCAATATAAATACAGGGGTTGTGCGAGATGTGGAGAACAGCAATGTATAAAAGTGCCAGAAGAAGAAAAGCAGAGTGCTCATAGTGCAATTGAATAGCATAGCAGTTTCCTACACTGCAGGTCTGAGTTTGAATCTCAGTGAGCATACCAATGTGCCTATAGTCCAATTGAATAGAATACAAGGCAACGAACCTTGAGATCCGGGTTTAAATCCTGGTAGGCACACCATTCCAAAGAAAGGATAGAAAATGAAAAAAGATAAAGAATGGATTAAGAAATACATTAAAAGAATGTTTGGTATAAGTGAAATCAATATCCTTGTAAAAGAATGTTCATATTCAATGACTTATTGGCCTGAGAAAAATGCAATTATTATAGATAAGAAAGTATTGGATGACGAAAAAGATAAAGATGCAATGTTGAGAGTGGGCTTGTGGCACGAAGTTGGACACATAAAGACATTTAAATGGAATAATATGAATAAAATAGATAATGAAGTTAAGGCTACCGAATGGTCGTTGAATGAAATGTTGAAACGTAGATATTTTGGATTGTATAACAAATATTTGAAAATTTTGAAAGATGGACTTGGATATTTGAAGAATAAGGCATATATTAAGGTAATAAAGAAGATTTTAAAAAAGTATGCGCCGGTGGCCTAATTGAATAAGGTTTCAGTTTTCTAAACTGAGGTATGTGAGTTTAAATCTCACTCGGCGCACCATAAAGGAGAGTGATATGATTAAAATTTTGGAGGATATTTTTTGGCCGGTAAGAGAATTTTTTAGAAAGATAGTTAAGATTTTTACATATATTCCTATTATTTGGAACAACGAAGATTATGATATTGATTCTTGTATAGAATTATTTTGTTACAAGTTAAAACGTACGTCTGAATATTTTAATAAATATGGTCATATAGTAGGATCTAAAAAGATTGCTTCGGATATGTTGAAAACTGAAAAACTTTTAATTAAATCTTTGGACGAAGACAATTATTGTAAAGAAGATTATAAGAAACATGAAAAGAGATGGGGAAAGTTAAGATGTAATGGAAAAGATTGGAAAGGGTCTTCTTTGCCAAAAACAGAATTTTTTGGACCTATAATTGAAGGTGAAAAAACTATGGAATGGGCTCCTCACTTTGGAGAAGACGATAGAAAATGGTGTTGTTTGACAGGACATGATATTGAAGATGTTATAGAAGATCTTAAATGTTCTTATGGTAAAATGTTTAAGGGTTATTATCCAAAGGCTAAGAATGCCAAGGAACAAAAACAAGCAGGTAAAGACTTATTTAAAATTATGAAAAAACAACAGCAGTTGATGGAAAGAGATATGAAATTGGCAATGAAAGAAATAGTAAAAAATAGGAATGAATGGGTAGATTAATAGCGGAGGGTTAGGATAATGGTAATCCATCGGTCTTGAAAACCGACGATACGTAGATGATACGTTATGCGAGTTCAAGTCTTGCACCCTCCTCCATTATAAGATTTCTCTTGACTTTTGCTTAAAAGTATGCTATAATATGTATAAAAGAATGAAGGGGGATATTATGGAAATATTTAAAAAGAAAATTGAAGGTTCATGGCTTGATGATGTATCTACGGTTGTAAAAAGGATGGCTTTCAAGAATTTTGTATTCCATAAGGGATTGAATCTTACTGTTAGAAACGGAGTTAAATGGAAATGTTTAAATCCTGGTGAAAGGATTATATTGGCAGCCAAGAGTAAGGAGCATATTTTAAGGGATGCTGTTGTAGATGGAATACTTTGTTGCAGATTTAAAGATATTTCAGATGAAGATCTTGCGTGTGAGCATGATGTGAAATGTAGAACAAAAAAAGGACTTAAAAAAGAATTGGAAAGTATTTATGGTAAGATTACAAAAGACACAATATTGACAATGGTAATGTTTAAGGTTAAAGATATTTGAAAATTGATTTTAGAAGTCGACTTATCGCTCAATAATGCCTTGCTCAAGTAGGCCATGAGAGAGGAAAGTCCGGACAGGAGCAGACATAGTCTGCTAAAAGGTTGTAGGTAGTACCTATCGTGCGTAAGCATAGAGATGAGAACAGTGACGCCTAACTCGTGAGAGAAAGGTACCGCACACCCCATTAGTGGTAAATCTTGTTGAACGGGATCACACCCGAGAGGGCGCAATAGACAAGAGTGAAACGGCAAAATTCTAACTTCTCCTGCAACTGAGTAATTCAGGCAAATGAGTTGTTTAGTAATAGGCAACCAAGATAAATGATAAGTTAAAAACAAAATCCGGCTTATGAACTTCTAAAAATATTTAGCAGATCCTCGATCCTGAGTGCATGTGGGTAAGTAAGGTACAGATAATTTAACCTGTACGTGGTTTAAAAACCATCCCAAAATTACTATCTGCTAAATAAATAAATGTCACGTATTGCGTGGAAATGTCATGTAAATGTCATGAATTAATGCCGGCGTAACTCAAATGGATGAGTGCCTTCCTTGTAAGAAGGACGATGTAGGTTCGAGTCCTATCGCTGGCTTTTTTGGGGAGTTAGTGGTAAAAGTAGCACAACTGTTTTGCAAGCAGTAGGAATCGGGGCAGTACCGATACTCTCCACCATAAAATAAATAGGAGGAATAAATGTCAAAGAAATCAGCAAAATGGAAAGGAACATCGCCAACAACAATGAGAAATCGTTCGTTGAAGAAATTGAAAACAGCAAAAGAAAAGAGAATGTTTTCAATGGGATATAAATAAGTATTGTGCCTCTGTGATGCAATTGGCAGACATGTGAGCCTCAAAATCTCAATCTTATAGGTTCGAATCCTATCAGAGGTACCAATGCTCGTGTGGTGGAATGGTATACGCTATGGACTTAAAATCCATTGGACTTTTGTCCTTGTGAGTTCGAATCTCACCACGAGCACCACGATGACGAAGCCAAATGGACAGGCGATGGATTGCAAACCCATCTTTTATCGGTTCGAGTCCGATCGTCATCTTTAGGGCGGGTGTAGTTCAATGGTAGAATGCCACGCTTCCAACGTGGATGTTTGTGAGTTCAAATCTCATCACCCGCTCCATAAATAAAGTATTATTCCCATGTAGCATAGTGGTAATGCACCGAGCTGTTAACTCGGATATCGCTCGTTCGAGTCGAGCCATGGGAGCCAAGCCCTCTTAGTTTAAAGGAAGAACAGTTGTTTTACATACAACAGATGAGCGTTCAATTCGTTCAGAGGGCACCAATTGCCCTATAGTGTAATGGTAGCACACTTGTTTCTGAGGCAGGTAATTCAGGTTCGATGCCTGATAGGGCAACCAAATGGGTCAGTCGTCTAACGGCTTAGGATTTCGATCTCCAAAATCGATGATGATTGTTCAACTCAATCCTGGCCCGTTTTTATAAAATTATATAATAAGAGAGAGTGTAGCAAACATTGGCATTGCAGCAGACTCTTAATCTGCCAAAATATGGGTCCGATTCCCATCACTCTCACCATTTTTTTAAGGGAGAAATTTTATGAAAAAGAATTATATATGTAGATGTGTAATAATTAAGGCTGATGAGCCAGATCCAAATTTTAATGTATTCTCAAAAGAAGAATTGTTGAAAAGTTATAAATCATTTGTTGGGAAGCCTGTTAAATTTGGAGATGTAAAGGTTGGAGAGATAATAGATGCTACATTTAACGAAGATAGAGTAGAATGTACTGTGAAATTAAATAAAGGATAAATCATGAAAATTAAAGATATTTGTTGGGAAGATAATAATTTACATGTTATATTGGATAATGGTAAACATATGGTTTACTATGGTGCAAAAATCATTAGTTGGGAGTTCACAAGTGAATGATGTCCTTATTCTCAATAAAAATTGGGCTGCTATCCAAGTGGTTGGATGGAAAAGAGCAATGACTCTTTTATATGCCGGTCATGCAAAAGCGATCGATGTGGATAGTTTTGAACAATTTGATTTTAATGAATGGAAGGATTTATCTGCTATTAAAGATAGTAATACACATTTTATTCAGACAATATCATTTAAAATTGCTGTTCCTGAAGTTATTGCATTACAAATTTATGATAAACTTCCACGTAAAGAAGTAAAATTGACTCGTAGGAATATTTTTGAAAGGGATCAATTTGCGTGTGGTTATTGTGGCAAAAAGTTTCAGAAAAAAGATTTGAATATAGATCATATAATTCCAAGGTGTAAAGGTGGAAAAACTGTATGGGAAAATCTTGTATGTTCTTGTATTCCTTGTAATATTAAGAAAGGATCAAAATCTTTACAGGAAGCAAATATGAGTTTAAAGTTTCAACCATCAAAACCCGGATGGAAAGGTAATATTTCTTTTTCAATGGGAATAAATAAAAGAGTAAGTTGGAAAAAATTTTTAGATCAAGTTTATTGGGAGGCAGAAATTGAGCATGATTAAAGTTTGCAATGCTCCCGTAGTTTAATGGCAAAACAGCAGTCTTATACACTGCAAGCCTCAGATTGGGGCGTGATTTAGGTTCAAGTCCTAACGGGAGTACCAAGTGCAGGGTGGAGAAGTGATCTATCTCGTTTGGCCCATAACCAAAAGATCGATGGTTTGAATCCATCCCCTGCTTTTTTTCTTGACTTTTACCTTAAAGTGTGCTATAATATAGATACAAATGGGAAATGGCTCTTGTGGCGTTCTGTTGAAAACGCAATTAGTGAGGGGGAATTCATTATAGCCCATAAAGCAGGTTCAAATCCTGCCAAGAGCCATAAC